TGTAACTGATAAAGTTACAGGCACTCTCACACTCATATGATGACCATAATTCTCTATCATATTTTGAAATTCTTCCCTTGTAATTTGCATGGTTTTGATTGTTTAAGTATGAAACAATATTAAGGAGAAACGAGGTAGTAAAGAAACGCTTTTACACAAGCGGTAAAATGAAAGGATAAGAGGTTTTTTGTTTGGTGTAAGAAAAAGCCAAGCCCTCCGAAGAGAGCCTGGGCAAATATTATTAACAGCAGACTTTAAAAAAATAATTTAATTCTTTGGCGAATAGTGGTTCGCCTTTGTACTGCACTAAATTCCCTCCTTTATGGTTGTGGGGAATATACTCACCTACATAGGCAAGTAACTTCCCGTTACTATATTCCCCCATTGGAAGATATTTTATCTGTCTTAAAATATGTAGTGGCAAAGTTGCCACATCTACATATTTTTTTGGTAGACCACCTGATTTTTTGACAAATGTGTCGCCCTCTGAGAGCTTAACACTTTGTTCGAATCCTGTTTTAATGTAGCAGTCGAAGCTGCCTAATACATCAGATTTCTCTTTTATTTTTATTATTAAGGAAAGTGTTCTTAATGCACACTCTTCAAAATGCATCCGACCTTCAAATGTGGTCGGATCTAATCTTTTCTTGTTATACATAATGTTTATAGTTTAATTTGTTGATAGATTAAAAAGAAAACAGGGAAGAATTATCCTCCTCCCTGCAATTAAATAATGCCTCATTCTTTTATTATAAACAAAGGAGCGTGTACCGCCCAAATTTCGGCATTGTTTTCTATTGCAATGCCCAAAATTGTTTCCTTAACTTTCTTCAGAAATGCCACTGGCATCTCTGCCTCAGGTTTGGGATCGTAGTCCCAATCACTTATTCTGCCACTGTCAATTTTGACAGTGATATTGTAATTATCGTTTATTTTTTTTGTAACTACCATGGTTTTCTTTGTTTAGTATGAAACAATATTAAGGAGAAACAAGATAGCAAAGAAACGTTTTTACACCAGCGGTCTTAAAAAGTGATGAGCGGTAAGCCAGGGAATTAGGCATAAAAAAAGTAAATTCTACCTTCTTTATTTGTATGGATTTCGGCATACTCGATGCCTTTTAACCCATATGTAATGTATCTTGATAGCTCACTTGAGCTATGAAAATAGTGGAAGCAGTTTTCCTGCTCTCCATCTTTCTGGAGTTGCCAGCCAACGCAGACAACTCCAGAATCTTTTATCTCCTCTGTAGCAGCGGAGATAAACATTCGGAATGTTTTGAATTTTTTCATTTCGTTTATAACTTTAGTTTTTTAAATGATTTAAACAAATATGGCAGGATGAAAAGTAAGGAACTAACGCTTTTACACAAGCGGTAAAATGAAAGGATAAGCGGTAAACTATGCCCGAAAACCCTTACCTCCACCTCACATACCAAGTCAGGCCAAATATTAAGAGTTAGAAAGATCTATTAAGTAGAGAAGATAAACGGGACTTAAGCAAAAGACCTTCTTTTGTTAATGTGATGTAGGATCTTGAAAAGTATTGAGGGTTTTTAGTTTTAACTATGAATCCCTCTGATTCTAACCGGTTAATGTGTCTTTGAGTTGTTGATTTAGATAAAGCTTTATTCAAGCTAGTATTAAGTAGTGTTACATCATATTGACTAACTACACTGTTATGCTCTGAAATAGCTATAATAGCCCCAAATACGATCAATTGAGGGAGTTTTAATCCAGGATAGGTAGATAGTAATTCTTTAATAGCGCTAAAAGTATTGTAGTAGATTAGATATTTATTGATTTTCATAAAACCTAAATTAATAAAAAAAGAATAGGAATATTGGGGTGGTTATGCCATCATCGTATAAATATAGCTTAACATTTTAAACATTCCCAATAATTAGCGATTGCATTATTTATAGAATTATTCAGCCTTATTAAAATAAAGATCTGTTTTTGTCTCCAATATTACCAGGGAAACACTTTAATAATCGATAATATTATCTATAATTTGCATTTTGATAAGATTGCGATTAAACCCTTAGTTATTTTAGACATAAAAAAAGGGCTAATTAAAGCCCTGAATTAGTGTTTTGGTCATTTAAAGCCTTATCACCCCTACTACATCTTTACCCTTTGTATCAAAGCCATAAGATACTACACAGCTTCTTTTTGAGATTATCTCCCTAACTACAAGTATTCTCCCGTCTTTACTCTTAATTGTTTTCCCTATATACATTTTCTTTTCATTTAAGTAAGCCCAAAGAATGAAAGATTTAAACCAGTAACCAAAGTTACATGAACGGTATAATAAACTGATAAGCGGTAAATGCTATGGCTCTCAATACAGCGTTTCTCTTTTACAATATGTAACGTATTGACTGATAGCGTAATGTAATTATTACCCCAATAATTACATAGATCAAACGGTATTTACTGGCTTGATATGTTATCAATCAAACGTTTAACCGCTTGAAAACCAAAACCAAAACCGAAAAAAGAAAATCGGAACCCACCCGGTCAGCAGATTTTCGTTTTCTTTTTAGTTTCAATTTGTGTAAAACCCTTTATAACCCCAAGCTATCGTTTATACATAATTTTTCCGGTAGTTCATTGCAAATTGTCTTTAGGAAAATTTATCTCATCCTCAGTCTCGTTCTTTTTACCGAACAGATTAGTTCCACAAAATCCATTACAATCAGTTAATGGTTTAGGTTCTCTCCCTTTCATTATTGAGATGTCTTTTATTTCTGGATAATCAGGGTGTGGTTTTAAGAATACCAATCCACCGCCTTTGCTTTGATCTTTCAGCATTGTCACTGGTTCCCCTTTATCGTCGGTTAGCTCGTGTTCTAAATCAGCCATGGCATTAAATTTACTTGGGTCATCCCTGCCTACTTTTTGCCAATACCCAATACCACCTTTAATACACATGGTTTGAAGACAGTTATTATTAGAATACCCTAATTTATAAGCTCTTGGTATTTCTATTCCGGCTTCTTAAACTATTTTTATACACTCCTAGGGTATCTGGAGGTACTATCGTAAGAGGTGGCTTTATGATCCCCGTAGTTTGTGGTTTTCTTGCTATTCCTTTTATGTATCGCTGATGATACCTTTCTTTGGTGCCCGTGGGTCATTTGGGGATTATAGGTTGGTAAAGACCTGTAGAATACCATTATATCTTCATGGCACCTCATAGGCATCTTTTTAGCATTGAAGGGGTTTGTTACTGTGGTCTTTTCCCATATAATATTATATCGATGATTAGGGTCGCTCAGCATCATCATTGCCGAAAACTTATCCTGTCCAAAAAATAATACGGCTGCGTTTGGTTTGGCCACCCTCCACACTTCTACCCAAAGCTTGACTGGATCTATAACGACGTCCCATTTATTTTTTGTTTTCCCATACGGTAGATCTGAGAACACTAAGTCTATACTTCCGTCTGGGATCATTTTCATCTTTTCCAAGCAATCACCGAGTATTAGTTTATTTGTCATAATCCTTTTGGAGCTAGCATGTCTACTTTAATTGATTTGTCGGAAGTATAACCTTTTAACTTGAAGAGATGCGCTTCCATTATAGTTTCTTATTGGTAAGTAATATCTATTTTTGCCATGGTTGTTATTTGTTATTTGTTATGAATTTAAAGTCCATTGAGAAGCCATTGCTTCTGCGATTCCTTGGTAAGTTTTGCTTCTAAGTTTTGCTCTGTCTTTTATGTTTGGGAGTAAATGAATTCTTGGATACCTACCATCCACTATATTGGTAGGCTCTAATATTGGTAAGTTTTTAAGCCATAAACAGGTTGCTTTAGTTTCCCCATGACCAAACATCCATGGCTGCAATACCTGATCCGGCTTTCTAAACCTAGAACTCATTACTCCTATCGGGTTTTCTATAGCTATTTTAGGTATTTTTGAATTATACAACCTTAAAAAGAACTCAATAGCCTTTTCTCTCGCTTCTCTCCTTTTTGCCCCGACCAAAACACCGCTTTTTCTGGGTGGCATGTCTTTATACCATTTATTGGCGCTTATGGTTAGGTAGGTGCAATCAGGGAAGAATATCCCTATATCCCACTCTTTTAACTCTATAGCCTTAAGCACATCCATTTTTAAGTGCCATTCAGGACGTCCTCCACTACAGTTTTGTAAGTCACAAGAATACGCTTCGTGTCCACGTTTTCTAAGCTCTACCGTTACCGCTTGACTTTCTTCGCATCCTACCAGTATTTTTAAGCTCAGTACCTTCATCCTTTATTATTTTTAGAGTTGTTTTTAGTGAAAATCTCCTGATACTTTTTAATAGCCGCCCCTGCTACGAATAAAGCTTGCTTGTGTAGTATTCTCTTCTCTGACTCACAGAACATTTTAAACCTTTTCTTCTGCTGGGGGGTGAAATCGTCCCAATCTTCCTTCGTTACCCCCTCCATTCTATCGGTCTCGGTTTCCATCAGGGCATCAATCCTGCCTGTTTCAATGTCCCAAGAAGTGTAACAAGTGGCTTTCATTGCTGCCACTATTTCAATTCCTAATTCTAATTTTTGGTCGTCGCTCATAGTTAATTCTATCTAAACCTCCCTGTGTTCTTTATTATTCCCAATTTCTTAGCGCTGTCTAGCCATGCCTCTTTATTCCTAATAAATACTTCCTTGTTATGAACATTCTCCATTGTTTTTGGACCAAGAATATATGTTTCTCCACTACCCATGCAATCAGGGCAAACATTCATTTCATTATAATACCATAACTGCCCATCGCCTTTACATTTTAGGCATTGATTAGATATAATGCATGTTTTTTCCTCTTCATCACCAGTTACAGCGTATTTGATCATTAGAAAAATAATAAGTAATCCAGTGCCTACACCGAATCCGAATACCACTACGATTATTTGAAATATTGTTGTTACTTCCATGGGTTATTTGCGTTTAAATATTATCTCAGCTCCATCACCAACCTGAACGGAATCGCCTACCAGAAAGTAGTCGTACGAATAACTTTTTCCGTTCGTTGTCTTGAATAGGATTGTTGCCCTATTACATTGTTTTTCAATTACCTCACCAGTCAAATTTAATGTGGTTATCCGTGGGCTACAAGACAGGCACCAGAACAATACCCAAAAAAGGATTAGTAAATATATTGTGATTGTTTTGTTTGTCGTTTTCATCTCCCCTTGATTAAATGTGAATTCCAATGTTTTTGATAAGCTTTAGCCGGGCTCACCCCGTAACCAATCTTATAATTCTCAGTCCTGTAATGTCGTGAACCGATACAAGAGTTTAAAATTAGCAATGCGAGTATTAATAGTAGATTTTTCATGGTTTGTTGATTTATTATTTGGTTTCTTTTCTTATTCTATCCTGTCTCTCTTTCTATTTTGTTCACGACTCATGTTTGGCTAACCGCTCGGTGGGAATAATGTGGGAGAAATAAGCATCCAAAAATATTTAACTGTTTGATCAAATTCCCTAGTTACATAAAAAGAATCTTCTGACAGTTCTATTTCCAGGTCATCATCCCCTTCTCTATACTTGAAATTAAGTGATTTAACATACTGTGTGTAGTCGTCTCTTTTTATTTCCGCCTCACAGCATCCGGTATCTTCGTTCCACTCCCACCTATAAGAAAGGTCGTAATCACAACACTCTGAGGATAAGAATTCTTCGATTCTTTTTGAAAAATTATCTGTCATACTCATGATTCTTTTTCTTTTTTCCACCTACAGACAGATTCCAAAGCTTGAAGCGATTCATTTATAGATTCTATTTTTGCCCGAATATCTTTAATGATTACGGGTATCTCAAGTAAATCCCTTTCGATTCTGTATTTTGTCGTTTTCATAGTTATTTAATTTCTAGTTCTCCTCCGGTTAATGCGAAGTATAGGGTTTGCCACTCATGTAATTTTATAGATCTTTTTTTTGTGTCATTATTCCATAAGGTAACTACATCGTCTTCAAAAGATTTTCCATTGTCGTTTTCCTCTCTTAAAAATACATAATCACCACTGAACAGTACGACTTTATTGTGATCAATTCTATACTCAAAATTATTGAATCCGTTTTTTTTTTGCGCCAAACTTATTATACCATTCCTCTGTGACCGGAATACCAAACAGATTATATCCAAGTGTTAATAACCCTCTTTGTTCCTCGACTAAAATATCATCTGTATTATCAAGCCTTAAAACGGTGAATATCTCACCATTATCCTTTTGCAATTTATTCCCAATCCTTAATTCCTTAGCTTCCATACCACCACCTTACCACTCCACCTAAAAACACACCTAAAATACCACCAGCAATCGTAAAGAAGAAGTCTAAAACGTTCTCAATGTTGCTATACTTGTTCCTGGCAATGTCTCCGGTTTCTTTTCCGGCAGCAAGGCCAATGATTAGTCCGTAGCCTAATTCATCCTTATTTGCTATGGCTGCTAAAAACCCAACTACCATAGCCAATACAAAATGAAGCAGATACCCGTTCTTCGGGAATTTTGACATGATGAATTCTAATATTTGCATGGTTACCTTAATCTACCCATTATATAATCAAATGCCCAAAATTCAGGATGAAAGAAGCCGTTGATAATGTTAGGAATAGATGATATTGCCCCAATTGAGCATATAAAAAAAGCACCAATAATCACAACCATACCTATAGCAAGCGCAAGATTATCTTCGTACCGATTGTCATATTCAAACTCTTCTTTTCCACTCATATACACATGAGCTTTGAATGCATAATATCCTGCAACAGCAACAATAGCCATGAAAATAAGGTCAGATATTGCGCTAATCATCGCTTGCTTCATTAATATTCCCCAAAGATATTCTGTGGTAGTGCCTAGATTTTCTGCTAATTTTTCGAGTAATGGCGTTAATTCATTCATAGTTTTCTAGTTTTTTGTATTTGTTTATCCAATATCGGATCATTCCGCTTTTATTCTTTTGCCCTAGCACTTTCTTTGAGATTTTTTCCAATTCTTTGATCTCAGATGGAGTTGCGGAGGCATTAAAGTGAACTACTTTTTCTTCTTCCTTTTCCATGTTTACATTCCTAAACTTTAAAGTTAAAATAATTACTACACCGTAACCTTCCTTACAAATGTAGTAATTATTTCTTAAAGAACAAATAATTATTGATTTATTTTTCTATCTTTAATTTGAATCCAGTATTTGGCATGTATAGTCTTCCCATCACTTCCAATTATCATTGATGTCTTTACCTTTACACCCTGATTCCTTATCCTGTTTATTGTAGAGGATAACCTATAAACTCCGTACAAATCTATAGCTAATAATCCTGTTATAGGCTGTCCTGAAAGCAAATGAGCTTTAATTTCTGATTGTTTGCTCATGACTTACCGATTAAACCTACTTTTACCTCTTCTGCCTTTTTGTTTAGCTTTAACATTTTTCCTCATTGCCTTTTCCGCTTTAGGCCTACTTGAAAACTGAACTTTTCGATTGCTTGGCCTCTTTACTTTTTTAGCAGTAGATTTTGGCGCCGCCTTTTTAATAGGAGTAGCGGTTCCTTTTTTAGCCAACTTATAAATACCGTCCCTGGTAGGAAGAACATCTTTCACACTGTTCGTTTTACCTGATGGGGATTTGTTAGGCTTAGCCTTTGGCGTTGGCCTTGCTTTTTCAAATACATACTTCGGATCACTCTTTTTCTTTACCATAATGTTTATGTTTATGTTTATATGCTAATTTACTAAATAAATTCAAATTCAGAGCCAATATGAAGTACGTGTTCGGGTTTAAATATTAAAACCCCTGATTTGACATACATTACTGTGGTTTCTATACCACCAATACTTGTTGGGTAAATCATAATCCAATCATTACTTAATTGAGAAAATAATTCAATAGGGTCTTTTACCTCAATAGTGGCGTCCGTTAATTCAGATTCTTTTTTAAAGGTTATTTTTAATTTCATAGTTTTATTGTTTTGTTTAAAATTTAGGCTCATCAAAATCATTCTGCCCAGAAGAGGTGAATTTGTCTGGGTTGTATTTGGGGTGGTCTTCTGTGTTTTCTCCAATGCTATAAATCTTCCCAATTGACGGGAGATACCTCGTTGGAATACTTCCTAATTCACCATCTCTATGTTTTGCGAATATAAGTTCCATTATGTTAATAGTGGAATTGCCGTCTTCATCTTGGGTTATACCATATTTCTCAGCTCTATATGGGAATATAACCAAATTCGCATCGTTTTCAATGGCCCCTGACTCTCTCAAATCAGCTAGTATTGGCCTTTTATCTCCACCTCTATTTTCTACCGCTCTTGATAATTGAGACAGCGCTATAAGCGGAACTTTAATATCTCCAGCAACAACCTTACATGCTCTGCTTATCTCAGTTACTTCATTCTCCCTATTGCCTCCTTTTTTAACGCCGGACATGAGCTGTAAGTAATCCAGAACCACCATATCAATCCCATGCTTTAGCTTTAAATTCTTGCATATTCCACGAAGCTGACTCGTTGTCAATGAGTGATCATCCTGGATGATTATATTATCAAGCACTTCTGTCCTCATTTTCATTATCTGAGACCAATCCTCCGGCGTTAGGTTCCCTCTTTTTATTTTATTCTTATATAACTCAGTAGTTATTGATATTATTCGCTTGACCAGTTCGGTGTCTGACATCTCTAAGCTGAATAAGGCCACTTTTTTACCTGTTATAGCTGCATTAACCGTGAGGTTGATAGCTAGATCACTTTTACCTATACTCGGCCTAGCCGCTATTATAATTAGGTTAGTATCTTGCCATCCTCCCGTAAGTTGATTAACTAAAGGGTATCCGGTATCAATACCCGTCAGGTTATTATCATCTTCAGAAGCCTTTTTAATAGCTTCTATAACTGAAGGAATAATACTTCTTACTGTTTTGGATTTAGTTTCGTTTACAGATGAACTAATATTTAAAACATCGGAAGATATTTTATCTATCAATTCAAATACGTCTTCTTCTTCGGAGTAGGCAGATGCTTGAGCTTTTGATGCCATGGATATTATCATCCTTCTCATTGACTGCTCGGCAATTATCCTGGAATGATATTCAATGTTTTCAGCAGAAGAAACCTTTGAGGTTAATTCGGTTATATAGATTACACCACCAGCGATTTCTAACTCTCCGTTTTTTCTCAATTTATTGACAACGGTTAGTAAGTCAATCGGTTCTCCAGCTGTAAATAATTGCATTATAGATTTGTAAATAATGCAATGGGCATCTTTATAGAACTTTTCTGGAGCTAAAATACTCAAAACTGGAACTATGGCGTCTTTATCTAGCATCAAGGCTGCCAATACAGCCTCTTCCATCTCGACTGACTGCGGAGGTATTTTACCTAACTGGTTATTACTCATTGTTATTTCCTTTAAATATTACTCTTTTAGTTACCGATGAGATAGGGCTTACTTTCTCTGTCCAATTAACAAAGTGTGATTTGGCGTCCTTTTCTGTCTTTTTGTAATCCCCTTTATCAATACAATCCCTTCTAAATACATCTACGTGTGCTTGAACCTCTTTTACATTCTTTTTCCACCTCATAGAGAGCGATTCTATCCACATCTGACTGGAGAACATTGACCTGAAAATGTCATTGTGCTTCTCTTTTTCAATTTCTTCCAAAGATTTCTCATTAGAAATTTGCTTTATATCATTATTAATATTAATATCTTTAATATAGGGTAAACTTTCTTTACCGATAATCGGTAAACTTTCTTTACCACCTCGGTTAAGTTTCTTTACCGATTGCTGGTTAACTTTCTTTACCGAGTCTTTTAAATCAGGTAATCCATAACATTCATTCCATTTGGAAGTAGTTTTTAAAAACTTAGTGTCAGGGTCTTTGTAAACTAGCCCTTTTTCTTCCGATCTAGAAATCATTCCTATGGTAGCCACCTTTGACACTCCCATTTCATCTGCCATCCTCTGTCGGGACATATAGCACCATCCTGGATGTTTTGAGTTTGGATGTCTTGAAAGAAAATAAATCATGTCACACAACACATATTCGTTGCATGAAATATTGTTCTCTTTTCTGTAATCGTGGTTTATTGTACTGAATTTTAAAGCCATCTGGTTTTTCTATTGAATTTAAGATTTGATTTTTTGATGTGTTGAATTGTGTAATGCGTTTATAAACGAGTTAGCAACAATTATGTGGCTTTAGGGTGTTCCCATTTTTCACGTCCGCATTTACATTTAGTTGCACTGCTTGTACTAAGGTCAGCGTCAAAAGAGCCACACAACATAACGCTAACACGTTGTATAGTTAATGCTCTATATCCTGCTATCAATTCAAATACGGCTTTTGCTGTACCGCTTGAATCAAACTTAAATTTCTCTTCCAAATGTTCAATGTACTGTTCCATTGTAAGTTTATTCCAATCTGTCATTCCTTTCATAATATTTATTTTAATTAAGTCGCACTAACCATACACCCAGCAGTTACCTGCAAGTGCTAAGTTTGTGCTAAACTTGAAGGTTCGTGTTTATCAGCCCGTAATAATATTTTTTTTCTCCCTTCTTTTGCTTCCGTTGCCATAAGAGCTTTAAAGATTTGATATGCAACTTGCGGTACTATTGCGTTTCCATATCCTTTAATTGATTCTTGTCGCCATTTAGGAAAGGTAATTCCGTCCAGTTGGTTGGAAAACCCATCATTTCGGCCACAAATTGGGGATTGAGTTGGCCATTGCTCCCAGTCTGTAATTTGATGGCGTTCGGTAGCTGATCCTGATGGCTGTTCCCTTTGCTTTTTGGCTTTCTTGTCAAGTGTTCCATCGAGTTTCCTCCTTTGTAATCTCTCATTGCAGGTGTCGGTAACATTTTCCTGTTTGCCATTTCGCCAATCGTCATTCCAAAGCCGTTCCCGTTTATCCCCTTTGCTTTTGCTCTCTCTCTTCGTTTGTCTATTTTCTCCAGGTCTCCGCAATTTGTGTCCATTACTACTGGGGTTGGAAGTAAGTTGTAAAACATTGCTGCATCTATTATGCTGTTCGGTCTGTTTTCTCCCGCAGCTCTGCTCATCATTGTTTTTGCTCCAGTCGCTTTCAGTTTTTCCACTCGTTCGGGATGGTCCTGTTGTACGCTCGTTGGCGTAGGCCACAAACCAAACTCTATCTCTTCTATGGGGAGCGTTGACGGCAGCAGCTGGAAGAATACACGGTTGTACTTTGTACCCTTCATTTTCCAAGTCAGTTTGCACCTCGTTGAAAACCAATCCTCCATTCCAATTAGTGAGTCCATAAACGTTTTCTCCCACGATATACCTGGGCTGAATCTCTCGAATTGCTCTAAGCATTTGCGGCCAGAGATGTCTATCGTCTTCCTTACCAAGTCTTTTACCTGCTGATGAATAAGGTTGGCAGGGGAAACCTCCTGTAAGGATGTCGATTTTTCCTCTATGAATAGAGAAGTCTGTTTTGGTAATGTCTTCATAAGATATTGCTTTAGGCCAGTAATGTTTTAGTATTTTTTGACCAAACTCGTTCCATTCGCAATGGAAGATATTCTCCCATCCCATCCATTGAGCTGCTAAATCAAAACCACCTATTCCAGAGAAAAGAGATCCGTGTTTTAGGCTATGGCCTAATTTGCCATCGCTCAAAAAAATATTATTACTAAGTTTCGTCATTGTTCAAAGTTTTGTTATTATCAATACCGCACCAGCAGGTAACACGCTATAAAAGCCATTGAAAAAACGGCTCTTATAGCTATTCGTTAGCCATTATTTAAGTAACGTCTAGCATATTCAACGCCCATTTGAAAAGAGTCTGTTAATTTTCTTCTTTCGAGCCATTTAGAGTTACAAGGGTCTATTACTATTTCACGAGCGTAATTTAATGCAGCCAATCTTTCACCTCTTATATCTGTTGGCTTAAAATGTGTAGTTCCATCTCTATCATTTCCAAGGCTAAAATCAAACTCATAGGTTTTTCTTTCAAATGGTCTATAGTCGGTTATGTGTTCCCATTCAGGTATTTTTTTTCGCTTCATATTTATTTACTGGTTTAAAATTTTAAACAATTTAATTAAAAAAAATTACTCTCTTACCATTACAGGATACCCTTCGGTCCTTTTACTTTCGTAGGAACCTCTTTTTATTGCCTGATAGACAGCTTGAATAGTCACTTCCTTCTTTTTAGCGAATAGTTTTACAGGCATCCATCCGCTTTTGTTTTCAGTTTCGATGCTCATGATGTAGCTATTGTGTAGTTTCCGTTGAACAGATTCCATTCCTCTCCCTTTTCGTCCACGACAGTAATCATGGATGAGTATTCTTTAGTAACAAGAAGGGACTTATCTTTAATGTAGGAATTAAAATGCGATTCGGAACAGCCAAACTGGCTAGGTAGGATTTTAACCCTTGCTCGTTTTTCTTTATTCATCTGATTTCTGATTTTGTGGTTTTTAGGATAAAGAGCGAAGAGGAAAACCAGAAAACCTCTTCGCTTTACTATAGAGTTCTTAATTGAAAAAGAGCCTATAAGACAAATATAATTATAATTCTAAACATTCCTACTATATTTGTAGAAAGCAGTAGGTATATGTATAGAAAACATCCAGACGCAACACCCATAGATCTTCAAGAAGGATTAGCAGGGTGGGTTCCCCCAGAGGGAGTCGTGTGGGATCATTTTACTGAAAAATGGGTAAAGACGGGTGTTTTTTCAAGGTCAAGAAGCAAGAAAGACCAGTATTGGGAGCCAGAAAAAGAACCCGAATGGTATAAAAAGAAAAGAAGGGAAGAAGAGAGGGTTATTTTAAATACTGAGAACCCTGATTTTATCATAGAGGAATGCGAGTCCTATAGGCAAGAGCAATGGTTTAAAAGGCTAAATGGATTCTGGTTCATGAATAATGGGGTAGCCACTTATATAACGGGGCTTCATTGGTTTTACCTGACACATTGGAGAATAGATGTTGGTTTACCAAGTTATTTTAACTTTGATAGGAATAGATTCTACCATATAAAATATGTGGTGGATGATCCATGTTGTTTTGGAAGAGTAGAGGTTGGGCCTCGTAGAAGCGGGAAAACTTACGTCGGAGGAATATGCGTTTACGATCCAATAAGCAGAATGAAAAATGCTTTTGGAACAATACAGAGCAAGACAGGTGCCGACGCTAAAAAGGTTTTTTCAAAAGGGGTTGTGTCGTGTTTCAGAAAGGTTCCTCATTTTTTCAGGCCGGTATTCGATACGAGTTCAGGAACTATACCAAAATCAGAAATAAGATTCTATCACACCTCTAGGAAAGGTAAAAATATAAACGTAGAAGATTTTGAGGAAGAATTAGAGTCTAGCATTGATTACCGGAACTCTGGAGTTTACGCAGTCGATGGAGAAAAAGTACAGGCTATTTTGATTGATGAAGCATTCAAAACCGAAGAGGTAAATATCTACGACAGGCACAAAGTAGTCAGAGAGTGTCTTGTGGATAACATGACCGGAAGGATAATAGGTAAAGAATTTTGTACTTCTACCGTGGAGGAAGTAGCTAAAGAATTAGAAACTTATGAGAAGTTCTGGAAAGACTCAGACCCAGCAAATAGAGACGGAAACGGGCACACAACTACCGGGCTGTACAGGTATTTCATTAGCGCAGCAGATACAAGAAGTCTTGATAAATACGGAAATGCTGACCGGGCGAAAAACATTCAAACTATTCAAAATACTATTGATGGTTTTAAAGACAATCAAAAAGACGTATCGGATTACAAGAGGAAGTACCCATTATCTATTAAAGACGCCTTCAGGCCAAAGTCTACAGATTGCCAGTATGATGTAGAGAAGCTAGAGAACAGGTATGATGTTCTTTCTATTTTAGACCCTAAGTATGTAGTTGGAGACCTTAGATGGATAGACCCTGATGATATTAAGCAGGGGGTTAAGTTTGTCCCCACTAAGAACGGGAATTTTAAACTACACAAAGATGTAGATTACAATAGCGGTGAATGGAATAATGTAGAGGTCGCTGGAAGCAAGCCTGTACCCAGAAATAAAGCCAAGTTCATAGGCGGTAATGACCCTTTCGATAATAAAACAACGGTTGATAATCGAAAGTCTAATGGATCAACAGTACTTTTCTATAAGTTTGATGCAATGAATCCAAATAAATCGGACAAATTTGTACTGGTTTATTGCTTCAGGCCAAAAAAGCCATCAATATTTTATGAGGACACTCTAAAAATAGCGTGGTTCTTCGGGTGCCAAATACTAATGGAGGATAATAAAAAAGGGATCATTCAATATTTCGAGTGGTCAAACCCATTTCGGTTAAATCTATCTAACTTTATGGTCCATCTTCCTGACAGAAAAGAACCTGGAATACCTACTACTGATCAGACTCACGATTCGATAGTTAATCACACGAGAGAATACATCGAAGATTGTATAGATCAAGTAGATTTCCCTGAGCTTGTGACTGATTGGTTGAAATTTGATATAACGAACACTACAAAGTTCGATTTATCCATGAGTTCCGGCATTTGTTTGATAGCGGCAGATAGAATAAGGAAACAAAAAGTTGCAAATAAAGAGGAAATTACGGAAATTTCTGAAATATTCCCCATGTATCAATGATAAATTTTCCAAAAGACGAAATAGATCCTAGAAAAAAAGACAAGGAATGGCACTTGCTTACGGCAAAAGCTATATGGGGGAGTAGTAAGACTTTTTCATCAAAAATCTTTTATCATGGTAATCAAAAGTTCAGAGAGTACAGGAATTACGCCAACGGTAGGCAGTCCGAAGAGAAGTATAGAAACTTAGTTGATCCGTTAGACGCAAACGGCCATCGAGCAGATAGTACTCAACCGCTAGATTACACCATCCTTCCAATTATCCCTAAGTTCAAAAAAATTGCACTAGGAAAGATCAATAAAATTGGGTTTAACATTGTTGCCACCGCTATAGATGCAATAGCTAGGGATGATGAAGAGGATTACTTTGCCGAGCAGAAAGCAAAAATCAGGATGCTTGAAGAGTTATCTGACGTTCCGAATATCGAATCAATGATCGATCTGAAAGACGACGATCCACGAACATTAGAAGAGGTTAAAATAAAGCAAGAGTATTCCTACAAGCATGTAGCAGCAGTCGAGGCAGAGAAGGGAATTAACATGGTCTTCTCAAACAACAAATACGACCAAATACTTAATAGGGTAAAATCTGATCTTTTTGATTTTGGCGTAGGCGGTGTCCGTGAATATTTTGACGAGAACAACAGGATACGAATTCGCCATGTAAATATGGAAGAGTTCATTTGCGATTACAGCGAGGAGTTTGATTTCTCCGATGCTACGTACATGGGGGAGGTGAGAGCATATAGCATTGAAGATATTAGATCTTCTAGCGAGTTCGATGAGGAGGAGATCGAGGAGATATTAAAGCAAAAGGGTGGAGCAAGAAGATATGCAGCGAATGGAGAGAGGGTAAATGACGATAATAAAATACTTGTTCTTGAGTTTGAAAAAAAGAGTTTTGACGAAACCGCCTACGAAAAAAGGGTCAATAGTCATGGGAATAAAAAAATCAATAAAACAGACTACAATAGAAAAACCGACAAAAAAAGTGAGATAGTCAGAGATGGCCGAAAAACCCTATACAAAGGCAAGTGGATAATTGACACTGATTTTATCTTTGAATATGGGCGGTGCACTAATATTAAAAGGTCGAAAAACAACCCAAAAGACACAACATTTTCTTGGCATTTGATAGCTCCTGAGCAGGATAGGATGAATTTCTTCGGAGTCATAGAATCAATGATCCCGGTAGCTGACCAAATACAAATTGCGTGGCTAAAAATAATGAACCTACTTCTTAATTCCGTTCCTCCTGGGATAGCCTTCGATTTATCCGCTTTGGAAAATCTTAATCTGGGGCACAATGGAGAAAAATGGGTACCAAGAAAAGCCCTTGAGATGTATAAAAGGAGAGGGGACATGGCTTATAGATCCAAGAGAGAAGACGGAGAGCCTATGGGTGGACCACCAATTACACAGCTCCGAAGCGAGGTAGCTTCAGAGATTGCGAACTTTGTCGGAATCGTGAATGGTTTTATGGGGATACTCAGGGATAATATAGGATTCAATGAGGTAACAGACGGAAGCACTCCTGATCCAAGAACACTAAACGGGGTCGCTAATCTAGCCTATCAAGCGACAACCAACGCCTTGAATCACTTAGTTCAGGGCACCAAATTCCTAAATGAAAATATAGCGGACAGTCTAGTAATTAGGCTTCAAGATGCATTCGAGGCAGGGGAGAAAGTGTATAGAAAAGCGCTAGGGATAAACAGTGAACGCTTCTGGAAAACTCTAGGGGATATAACCGCTCATGAACTATCTCTTAAATTTGAAGACAAGCCTAGTGATGAAGAGAAAGCGGTACTCAATAGAAGGATAGAATTAGCTGAATCTTCTGGGCAAATAACAGTGGCAGACAGCACCTACATTGACACTATTGATAATATAAAAGAAAAAGCCATGGTCTTGGCCTTCCTGGTCAAAAAGAATATAGGTGAGAAGCAAGCCAGGGACATGCAGAATATTGAAGCTAATTCAAAAGAGCAACAGAAGAGTGCCGCTATGACTGCTGAAATGGAGAGGGAAAATATCAAACTGGAATACAGCCTTAAATCACAGCTACAAAGAGAAGAAAAACAGGCTGACTTTATGATCGAAAGACTAAAATCCTCCACAAGAATAAATGAAGCAGATATAAAAGAAGCTGGCAGAGCATTTACAAAAGAACTAGAAAATGAGGGTAAAAAAGCAGTAAAAGCAATGGAGAATAGTAAGGATAACAACAAATCAAAATAAAATCATTAATTTAGTAAAAAAAATACAGCATGAGTATTGACTTAGATAAAGTACTGAAGGAACACGGGGTTGTAAAGGAGGCGGAGGCTATTGCTCCCGAAGCCCAAGAGACACCAGAGGCTGTTCTGGTAGACCAGCCTGTAGATCCAGTAGAAACGGACGATGATCCAGTAGTGAATAACGATCCCCAAAAAGTGGAGGACCCGATTGATCCGGCGTCTCCTGTGGTTGATGAATTCCCTTCTGATAAATTTAAAGGTAAATTCAAAAGTTGGGATGAGGTTACTGAGCAGCTAAGTGAATTTGAAAAACTTAAATCAGCAGAGCCAGAAAGCCAGTTTAAGGATGACTTCATCAAGAAAGTTGTCGATATTTATAATGAAAAAGGAAACCTGAGTGACTTCTTTAAAGCCCACTCTGTTGACTGGAAAGAAATGCCGTCGGAAGATGTTCTGAAAGAAAGCTTCAAAGAGAAAAACAAAAAGCTTGACAAGAAATTTGTTGATAAGCTTTGGGAAAAAGAGAAATCAAAGTATTCCTTAGATTCAGAAGATGATGAGGAGGCTGAGTTAGGTAGAGCGTTAATGGAAAGGGATGCCGATGAAGTTCGGAATCAAAGAATAAAGGACCAAGAGGGGTATTTGCAAGTGGAGCCAAAAGAGGCACCGCCAAAATACACCCCTTATCAAATAAAAGAAGCTGTAAAAAAGCTTCCAGAAGTAGAAATGCTTCTAAAGAATAAGAATATAACTCACAAGATAGGCGATAGCGATTTTAATTTAGAGGTGACAGACCCTAGTTTTATTGTTGAAGCACTAGCGAATGACAGAGTTCTTATTGATAAGTTTATTAAAAAAGATGGGAACCATGATGTTCAGGGTTTTATTGATGTAGTTAATTACGCCAGCAATCCAGAAGCAATGCGACAGGCATATGTGGATTACGGGAGAACCCTCGGTAAGACGGAGGTGATTGACGGAGATTATAAAAACTCAACACTGAAAGGAAAAACATCTACCGAAACAAATGCAAAAGTACCTTTTTCAAAAGGGTTAGCAATGGCTTTTGCGGAAAAGTATAACAAATAGGAAATATGCAACAAGGAACTTTAAATAGAGCTTTCGTTTCCCCTTTGGCCTTTATGGACCAGAGAGAAATACTAGGAAGCGTATTGGATATCTATGATGAAATGAACCAATTGGTTGACATCATGGAAATGACGGGTAAATATGTACCCACGGCAACGGATGAATACCATCTACATGTAAATACTAGACTCAGCGAAACCGCAGAAGTAGACGGCGTAGAAGCCCTTCCGACTGTAGGTGTGGCTACTAATATTGTTTTAAAAACAGGATCAGTAATGCCTAGGGTTGGAGACTTGATGCTTACCCCGGGTAGATATCGGGCATATGTTGACAGTGTTACCGGAACGACTATTTCAGTAAAACCTGCAAACGTGCTTAATCCTGCCCACGAAGCATTTGCTGGCGGGGAGTTAGTAACATTCTTCTCTAACGGTTATGGGGAAGCTACTGGCGCAGAAGATGGGTTTGTTTACCCTACCTCTACTCAGTCAAATAACATCCAAATCATAAAAGGAAAGTTCAGCGTATCTGATTTGGAAGCCACTACAAAAGTAGAGGTTGAGTTTGATGGAAAGCCTTACTACATGATTAAAGGCGCTGCTGACGCATTCAACAGGTATAGGATGGATGTTGCGTTTGCATGGCTTTACGGAGAGAGGTCTTCTGGACTTACAAACACAGCGAGCGGTAAAAACATCCCCCTTACACATGGATTGGAAAAATCCGTCAGGGAGCACGGAACTGTTTTGCCTTTGGTAATGACGGGTACTATGGCGGCTTTTGAGGATGATTTTTACGACGTTAATAGGGCTATTGATCAAGCTCGTGGGCCAAAAGAATACTGGCAATGGAACGGTGCTGATGTGAACAACTTCTTTGATGATTGGTTAGCCACTAAAGAAGGGCTTAAAGACGGCGGTATCGTGTATAACTCCTTTAATGGTAAAGACGGAAAAGAGAGGTCTGTACAGTGGGGATTTGACTCATTTAAAATCTGGGGTAGAACATGGCATAAGAAGCCTATCGATGCGTTTGATAACATTAAAGTATCGGCGGCTACGGGGCATAGTTATCCAACCACGTCGATCATGATACCTATGAACAAGGTAATGACTGATCATAATAAAGACAAAGTTGATAGATTCAGGATCAGGTACAAAGAAGCGCCTAAAGGAGCTAGATTAGGCTTGAATAACACGAAAGAATACTACGAAGTGGTAACTGGCGGTTTATCAGAAAACCAAACAGACGACGTGATGAAAATGGAGGTGACCTGGAACACTTGGCAAGGGGCTGAGTTTACAGGATTGGAACATTTCGCAATAAATACATTTTAGACCCACAGGAAGCGAGTCTTCGGGTTCGCTTCCTTTTTAAATTAAAAAATCAATATGAATGAGTATCCAGAATCTTATTCCTCAGAAGGAAAGAAGGAATGGTCAACAAGACCAAGGCAGCTATCTAGGGGAGAAAAAGTAGAGTACAGGCTGGTAGGTATTAAACCTAGTCCTCTGGACCGCACAGGAAAAACATTAGGTACTCCATTTATTACAGGGATACCAAAAAGGGATACGGTGTTTATACCATTCCCTGACGATGCAAAAAAAGCATTAATAAAAGAAGGAGACAACAGAGAGGGCGAATTCATAGATATTGGCTACGCTGTAGGTAATAGAATGGACACTATTCACTTCCTTAAATCTAGGGCTGGAGTCTTATCCCTGACTGGTGGGAACGCCAAAAATCAAGATCTTTTTGAGTTCCTTGAATCCTGCAACGCTAATGGGTCGAATCCAAATAGGGACACTTCAAAAGAGCCTAAGTTCCAGAAGATCAACGTAAAAGAAGAAGCTAAAGTATTAAGGCAAGCAAGAAAAGACAAAAGGGCCGCCGAAGATAAAGCTGAGAAATTGACTCGAAACGAATTGCTTAGAGTAGCTATTGGGCTAGGGTATAACAACCCAGAATCACAAGAAGAAGAGTCTTTGAGAGATTCGATAGAGTCCTACGCTGGGCTTAATCCGATAAACTTCCTTGTATTAGTGGAGAATCCTGATTTGGTTATCCAGGAGATAGCTGTATCGGCTGAATCCAAAGGATTTATCTCTGTGAATCTTCAAAAAAGGTCTATCATGGGCAACAATGGAGAGACGTTATATACATGGTCGCCAGAAAAAGACGCAAAATGGGCAGAGAAATTTGTTGATTTTGTAAAATCTAAAGAGGGTAGCAAGTTCTATTCTTCTTTGAAAGAACAAATGAAAATCAGTAACTAGATGCCAGGATTTAAAAGGAAAAAACTACCTCTATGGGGGGTTGAAGATATCTTGTACGCCAACTTATCAGATACGCCGTCTACTTGGGCCGAGCTCGGACTAGGGGGGTCTTTTCCTTTTATAAGTTACACCGAAGCACAATCCTTAACAGATCCCCAAAAGGCACAAGCCATGAGTAATATTGGCGCTACAGGATCTTCTCACGACGCAATAACTTTAGGGTCTAGTCAAAACGGACTATCTCTATCTGGGCAAGAATTATCTTTAGCTTTAGCGACAACTGAAGCAAGCGGAGCAATGTCGATCACGGATAAAGCAAAGCTTTCAGGCGGTAATGTTTCCGCAAGTGATGGCGTATCTCTTACTGGAACAGGAGCTGGAAGGCTTTTGTCATCTGGGAATATCGCTTTCAAGGTTGATTCTACAGTGCTAAGGACTAGTGGCGAACAGATAGATATAGGACTAAAAAGAGTCAGAAGATTTGGGGCAAATGATGGCAGTACTATTGGGGTAGTAAGAAGGTATGAAATAGATGCAGGAACCTTACACGGCTTAGAATTGTGTAACACTCAAAATGTAGACTATACAAACGGGGAAGTTCAATGGTTTTATAGGTACACTTCAAACACTGGATTTGGGGCCTCCAAAACAAGAGATATGATAGGTTTTGCAAGAGGGGCTGTGACTATTTTAGGTGGTAGAAAAATGCCATCTACTTACTATGCTACTATTGCCACGGATGAATTAACTAATGCAGGAACACCGAGCTACAGATACCCTTTAAGGCAGTACGCTTATGGCATGTCTCAATTTGAAACAGGTATCATTGTTGGCACCGATGAAAACAGAGTTTCTAAAATAGATTCTGACACTAAATTATTTGTTGAAGGAGGTATAAAGACTACCCATCCATCTGGAGGAACTGAAGCCACGGTATTAATGGGTGATTACACGGTAGTTGCTGATTCAGCTTCAGACATTAGGTGGAGAGTAAAAGTAGGAGACAAAGTAATTGATCTTTTAGGTGTAGAAGTAATATGAGAGAATTAAACGTACTTATTGATTTAGTAAACAAGCTGCTATCCCTTGGATACATGAACGAGGCTGAAAAGTATTCGGCTGATATTTCTATTACGAAGTTAAGAGCTGAATTGGAAGAGGATAAAGCCGAAGAGGAAGAAGAACCTAACCCATAAAAATGTGACTCCACAATTTAGTATAAAATTCCTAATCGATAGAGTTAGTAACGAGTTAAGTCTTGTGTTGACAGACACTTCTAATTATTCTGGTGTAACTACTTATTACGGACAGTATAGAATAATCTACCCTGATGGGGTTGTTGTTGAAAATACTGATGAAAATAACCCAGATTTTAGCAATGGAAACGCAATAACTTCTATTCCTTTGAGGTTGAGACAAGGAATAATCCAGGGTGAATATTCAATTACTCAAAAAACATACACGAATATAGGGGATTATGAGTTAGAAAAGGTGTTCACTCTTTCATTCTCTGAGCCGTCACTCGCCATGAGTGATAATTCTAATTTAGCAACTCCGAGCATATCATTCTTAGATGTTACTAAGTATATTAATGAGGGGTATAACCCTAGCGTAACAAGGGAGGTAGAATGCTCTTTTCCGGAATCATCAGGAGTTACAGAGGTAATATCCACTACGTCCAACGAGATATTTATGCTTTCAGGAGGTAAATCCTACGAGGGCGTCTACCTGCCTGAATTAACCTCTACAGTATTATTTACAGCATCAGACCATAGTGTAGAGTGGATTCAATCAAAGTCTTTTAGCTTTGATGTTAGAGCTTTTATTTCGGTTTCTGAGTTAGTTAATTTAATTAATGACGTAAAAGACAAGCTAAGTAATTCTAAAGGTAATCAGAGGGAGTTAATGGACGACTACTTCATGGTAACGTCTTTATACACTCAGCTAACAGCAAATTGGGGAGGGGGAGTGCTAAGCGAAGCTTCTGCGGTAAAAAAAGAAATAGATGAAATATATGTATTAATCACAGAATTAGATTTAGAGGCCATTAATTCAGCAATCTCGGCAGACGCAAGCGCAACTACCGCTTCAAATTCAGCATCTACCGCCACAACGCAAGCTGGGATAGCGACAACGCAAGCAGGTGAGGCGGATACTAGCGCAACAACAGCTACTACTCAGGCAGGGATAGCGACAACAAAAGCAGGGGAGGCTTCAACAAGTGCTTCAAATGCTTCAACTTCTGAAACTAACGCTGGTACAAGTGCATCCACAGCCACAACTCAGGCAGGGATAGCGACAACAAAAGCAGGGGAGGCTTCAACAAGTGCTTCAAATGCTTCAACTTCTGAAACTAACGCTGGCACAAGTGCATCCACAGCCACAACTCAGGCAGGGATAGCGACAACAAAGGCAAGTGAAGCAGAGGCAAGTGCATTAATAGCTATACGAGAGCCAGATAACAGAGAAAGCTCAGTAGTATTATTTGATGTTGATTACATTTCGGGGATAGACACAACAGCAATAACAGGCAATATAACCTTTGACTTTACGGATGCAAAAAGAGGAACCACTACTTATATGAAACACATAGATGCCTGTGCTTTTACATTTGGTTCAGAAGCGGTTTTAATGTTTAATCCTGTCAATATTAGCACAACAGTACCTAATTTCTTTTGCTTCATCCTATTGGATAAAACAGTAGGTGAAGAAATAGTTCATGTATCATTAGAACAAGAAGGGGTATGATAAGGACGTACAGAAGATTAATGAGAAGTAACAATTCAGGGATTAGCAGTAGATTATACAGCTCATTTTTGGATCGTGTTAATCAATCAGGAGGAACAATCCCTCAAGCAGTAAAAACAATATCTAATCCATTAGTTACATCTTACAGGGATTTCGATTTTCTTTCTATACCACAATTTAATGTAGCTGATGAGGTTTGGTCAGTGAAAGGGCAGAATATGTTTGTTACAGGTGGTGGTAATGGTAGTCGATTTGATGAAAATGGATTATTAGTAACAGGATTACCTAATAATAGGCCTCGATTGACATTTGATCCTTTGACAGTTGATTATGATGGGATTTTGGTTGAGAGAGAAAGTACAAATCTTGAAATATACAGTAACGCTTTTGAAGCAAATCCTTCGCATTGGACAATAGGACAGGATTTTGTAGTTGATAATTACACAACTTCTCCCGAAGGATTGAATAACGCTGCGAAAATAACAGAAGGTTCATCAGGTACTTTTAGGGCAATTAGGGCAATCTATTCTAGTAATATACCCGTTATTCAAAACCAACAATATACAGTTTCTGTATTAGCAAAAAAGGGAGATGGTTCAACCTCGCCTGATTTCATTCAAATAGTAGGTAATAATATTGTTAATCCCGGTTCATTATCAAATTTTGACCTTGTAAATGGAATAGTTACAGCTTCTTTTGGTTTAGAAAATAAAATAAAAAAAATAAATAACGGATTCTTTGAAATAAGCATTTCACCAATCCCAAATAACGATTTAATAAGTGCTGGTTGTAACGTCGTTTTCATCAACAATGATCCCTTAGCACCTAGAATTCCTCAATATAGTGGATTAACAACATCTAACACGTTTTTATATGGATTTCAATTTGAAATAGGCTTAAAAACTAGCTTAATCAAAACAAATGGGTCAGAACTAACCCGTCCAGCCGACATCTACACAGCTAACTGCCTAATCAATACAACGGCAAATCATCTTAAATTTTACATCAAAAACGGCATCAAATACGCTGAATACTATGACCACAGCGCAGGAACGCTAAAGACTTATGAAGCTGGTATTCTTATAAGTACAGAAGGTTCTTATACACCCACAGCAGACTGGGTAATAAGCAGCGAAGGAAGTGATACTTACCTATTATTCGCCTACCGTGAAGGCACATTTTCAGAAACATATATTCAGAACCTATGAAAGCCAATATAAACGAAATATCACTAACAGAATATCCTTCTATCCCTGCTTATTGGGATGGTAGGCAAAATCAAATTCATTACGACAAATTACCTAGTCAAGATCATATTGATGATGGGTGGAGGGATATTATCAATCCACCATATAACCCATCTACACAAAGACTAGGATCAGCCATCAAAGACGGTGATCAGGTGACAAGGCAAATAATAGAAATACCAATTCAAGAGCAAGAGCAGGTTAAGATTGATCAGGTAAATTCTGCAAGGGAAGAGAAGATATCCGTGGAATCAAAAAAAGTTATAGAGAAGCAAGTAATGGATAACTTCCAAGCCCTGGAGGATGACACAGAAGCAGCTAATAATCAAAGTATCTACCCGCTATGGGAAGATATTAAAGATGGGTTTCCCTTCCCTAAGCCGTATAAAGTGCAGGCCTATGATAGCAACCAATTAAAGCTATTTAAGATCATACAACCGCACGCCAAGCAGTCTGACTGGCATCCTAATATCACCCCTGCCCTTTGGTCTAAAAATGAGATCAATCAGGGAGGTATTGAGATATGGAAACAGCCCAAGGGTGGGGATGGAAAGTATCCTAATATTAACCCTGATACAGGATCAGTTTATATAGTAGAGCGTAATGGTCAATTATGGGAAAACGCCCATACAGGGGGGTTTAATGTATGGCCTCCGGGTGTCTTTGGCTGGAAACAAATATAGAGAAAATGAAACAAATCCAACAGAAAATCGGAGCAATTTTAGTATAAGACAAAAATGGAATCATCTAGCCAATTATCCTCTGAAATAAAGAAAATAGCAGACAAGAACGGATGCTACCCAGAGGGGTATATATACTCCACTGACCCTATAAATTCGGAAGAAGGAATCAATGGGTACCCGTATATTGATCAGGTTATTTACAGGGAATGGAGTGAGGGAATAACATTTAAAAGCACATCAACAGTATTCGAGAGAGTAGGAGGCGAAATTAAATGGTTCAAAAGTAAAGTCGATAGCAATAAGGGGAACCCTATATTTATAAGTGGAGAAATAGATGATAATTTCTGGGAACCCATAAACAACTCTGAGGAGGCTAATATTTTTGTCAAGGAGTTCGTTTATAGCAGCGGTGCACAGACGTTTGTTTTAGACGCTACACCCTCTAGTGTTTTATTTGTCTCTTTAAATGGCTCTGTACTAAAAAAGATAGATTTTTCTATCTCTTCAAGTATACTGACTATTTTACCTCCCAACGTTTTAGATGCTGGGTCTGAGATAACGGTAGTTGGGATATGGTAAACGTTCCTTTTTGTAGTCTAACAGATCAGGTTTATAGCTTAATTGGGACAGATTTAACCCTAACAGGCACTATTTACACAGCAACAGCATTAATTAATATTGCAACACCTTATTCCTTATTTGAAATTAGAAACGGGGAAAACATTCTAAAGTATGTTGAACCGGGTCCCGGGACATTAAAAACTTATATTGATGGTGCTTATATTGGATCAGAGTCTTTCACTCCTGTTACAGATTATGAGGCAGACGAGGGTGCTGACACAGTTACAGCCATGGCGTATTATAGCGGAACATTAACCGAACAACAAAGAATTGACAGAACAAGTTAAAAAACACTATCTTTACTAAAGAAATAATGAAACCAAAAGAATACGACTAACATTAATTTCAAAAAATGGAATCAGTTGAAATATTAAAATTTCTTATCTCCCAAGGTGTACTAGGTGTTATAACCTATATTCTTTACAAAAGGTATGATAAATGCGACAATGAAAAGAACGAACTTGCTAAACAGGTGATTTCTGTTATATTGAAGTATGAGTTTCAGTCTGACCAAGACAAAAACAACAACACGGAAATAAAAAAAACCTTACAAGAAATAAAAGACATGTTAAATGGAGTTAATTAATCTCATATATAGTAAACCAAACCCAATATTTCTAGCAGCTAATGACCTTATTTTCCAATTTAGGAATAAGATAGATAATCCGGAAAAGGAAATATCTTTAGTTATCCATGAAGGTGTTTGGGCTCCAATTATCAAAGGGGATAAAAAAAGCCCTTTAATTCAATGTCACTTAAATGGTAGGTTAGTATGTATTAGGTTTCCAAAGGGATCGACTCCTTATTCGGACAAGCTAACGCAGAAAGTGAAGAATTGCATAGTTTATGGAGGGTCAATATTTGATGAAAATAACCCAGAGACCGAATATAAACCAGGGGAATCTTTCAAGATGTACCCGTGGCAAGATGTAAGGCCATACACAAAAGATGAAGAAGTTTTTGCAGTAATTAATTTGGAATAATCCCATGCTAATAGAGAAGGCTCATAAATTAATAAGAGGAACAATACGAAAGTCTCAGGGGTCTTATGTGTCTCCAGAAGACATAGACATGAACCTGAACAGGTCTATCAACGACCATGTCCTTTTCCTGCTTAGCCCTAAAGGAAACGCTAATAATCAGCCTTTGTCTAGGTATATCTCAAGACAATCATACAGTAATCCTTCGTCTAATGAGTACGGGTTGCCTCCAAACTTTCTTAAAGAGATAAATATTTACTCTTTAGCAGACGGCAACACCTATGAAGGGGATATTCTCAAAGAGCAAGAATTTACAGACAGGAGAAATAGCTATATTACACCTCCCGACACAATTCATCCAATAGCAAGATTGCTAGGGACATCGGAGACCTATCCTAATGGCGTAATTGAGATACTCCCGTCTCAGGGAAATTTCATTTTTAGCTATTACAGGACGGTAAATAACTGCCTATTCTCATACAACTCCCCAGATAATCGGAGTATAGTTTTTGACGAAGAAAATTCCGTAGAGGTAGATTGCAATGAAGGAGTGTTGAGTGAGATAGTGTCTCGGGCACTTGTTTATTTTGGTGTATCTTTAGAGGCGCAGAACTTACTTTCAGAAGAAGCGATAAAAAATGGTAACTCTTAATATACTAACAGAACAAATAAACAGGCTTTATTCTAGGTTCTTGGATAAGGATAATAAAAAGCTTGATGATCGTGAGGTAAAGCTTCATATATCACAGGTGATTAATACACTGTTCAAGATGGAGTACGCTAACGGTATAGACGCAGATGCCGCTATAGGGTCTTACCTAATGACTAGGGCAAAAGATGATACGTACTATGTGGATATGCCGATTTACCCCATAGCTTTACCTAACGGAAGAGGGGTGCATAGGGTGTATGCTGAGGGGTGCCCATTAAAACCATACGTACCTATCCGGACTGGGGATTTTGATATTATACAAGGAACGTTTACGGAGTTTTTAGAGGGTCAAGTAGGGTATTATGTAGAGGGATTAAAAATTCGATTTACAAAAAAAGTCCCCGATAATATTGTAGCAAAACTAATCGTTAACGACCCAAATAAAGTTTCTGGAGATCAGCCATTGCCAGTGCCTAGAGATATGGAGGTTAGGGTAATTGAAGGAGTTTTTAACCTATTAGGAATGGGAACATTGTCCCAGGCAGAATTGAATTCTAAAAATGAAAAGACAATAACCAATGAGCGAGAGAGATAAAATAATTGAAAGGCTACTAACGGAAGGCGGTATCTCTATTGATGAGGCGGATTCTTTATCATCAACCAGATCTAACGGATATATTGCTTTCATTAGCCATCCTGGGTTTTATATAACGATATCATGACAGATATAAGCGCTAATAATAACAGTTTACTCACGGTAGATTCTTTAATCAGAATGTACCTCCACGAGAGAGGTATGGTTTGGCATGACTATGTGAGAGTGTTGTCTGTTGCGCTGTCCGGTGTCCGTGATTTAGCGAAAGAAATAAATATCGGATCGAATTACAAGGCTTTAGAGATAACTGTCGATGAAACTAATTCTGTGTATCTACCAAATGGGTGTATAAAAGTCAACAAAGTATGTATTGAATCGGGCGATATGATACTCCCAATGGCTAATGTCGACAACATGAACCCTCTTCAAAAGTTCGTTAACGGAGATGCTGTAAAAAGAAACCCTAGGCCAACAACAGAATACTATGACATAGGGTATCACTACAATTACGTAACGAGATCATTTGGGAAGCCTGTTTCACAGCCGTACAATTATCAAGTTATAGGAAATAGAATTCAGCTAGACTCAAGGGTAGATATAGGCTGCATACTCGTGTTATACACAACCAACGGAACCAGTATGTCTGATGTGAATATGATTCATCCATGGGCAGAGGAGGCGCTTAAGTTGTGGATAGACTGGAAATTCCCAGACATGAACAGAGGTATTTATGAGAAGCGATCTGGTAGAAAAGATTATTATGACGCAAAGGCGGCCTTATACGGGGCTATACACGGATTTAGTTATGAAGACTATATGGAGATAGTTAGGAAAAACAATGTCCTTACATATAAAAATTAATGAGAAAGGTATTTTCAGGCCAACTAAATACGGACGCACACCCTAAGTCTCTTCAGGAAGGGGATTATTCTGGTGCTAAAAACATCTACATCAACACTTCAAAGACCGGAGATGCTGGATTATTAAGGAGGTACGATGGATTTGACCGTATAGGAGAAATACAAAACCAAACAACCGTTGGTGCTATAGAAGATAAGGCAAGTAGAAAAGTCTACTACTTCAATAAGGCAGAGATAGACCAAATATGGGTTTACAATCTATCCACAAATGAAAAATCAATGCTTTTAGAGTACGATTTTCAGTTTGGAGAGTGGGTAAATGGGGGAATAATTGAAAATCTACTTTATTTCACTGATAATGTAAATAATATTAGATGTATTGACGTAAACAGGGAATACACATCGACATCTGACGAGGATGTTAATTTAGCAAAGCCAGCTCCGTTATTTTCTTTATTAACCACAAGTAATAAAGAGTCTATAGACTTTTCTAATTTGTCAGGGAAAGGTTTTTACTTCTCTTATAGGTACGTTTATTTAAACAATCAAGTTAGTGTAATAGCCTCTTATACCAAGGCCGTGTACTGCTCTAGTCAAAGCCCTTTTACAACATCTATAAAAATAAACATTGACAATAGGGAGAGTGTCCCTTCCTATGTTCAGAGAGTAGAAATACTCGCCAGGAGCAACGAGGAATTATCATGGAGAATAGTTAAATCATTTACACGGGAAGATTTTGAATCTGAAAGCTTCGTGTTTAAAGGACTGACGGGGAGAGCTATTAGCGAGAGGGAATATGGGAAACCTTTTGAAAACATCCCTTTAACATCAAAATCATTATCAGTCAGTAACGACAGGGTGTTCTTGGCCAACAATTCAGAAGGGTATGATCAGTATGATGTTCATGGGTTAAAAGCATCACTAAGCACTGAGGACGTCACGCCTGAACCTGAGTACGCACAAGTATGGAAGTGGATTGGAGATGTTTCCGATCAGACCGGAACCGAGGAGTTCCCTATATTGATTAGAACGGTAACTGAAAAATATTACGTAAAAACGGGCACAAATTATTATTTTCTTTGTGATGGAGATATAACCACCTATGTAAATGGTGTGGTACATAGTTTTACACCGTCCGAATACACTGGCACCGAGACTGATTTATCTATACTTCAGTCTGATTTCCTAACAATTAACGACCTTGCATATTTAGACCCTACAGATGAAGAAAATTACGATAACGGAGATATAGACAGGGCTGAGCCTGATCATTATTTAATCCTTACGTTAGAATACTCCCCATCGGTAGGTAATAGAAAGTTTAAATTTAAGTCTCAATACCAAATAGGGATTGTATTTTATGATGGTATATTGAGAAATCAAGGGGTGTATACTAATAATAATTGTATTGTTACCATTGGTGATGATTTTAGGAACAATGAGATACAATATCTTCGGTGGGAACTGTCACCAAGTGACCCCATCCCTGTGTGGGCGAAAACCTTCCAAATAGTACGGACAGATAATTTATCCATCATTTCTTTCTTACAAGGGCGAACCTCTGATGTGTATTGGGGATATATGGATAATGGCGAAGAGAAATTTTCAAGAGTTTATACTCCAAACTCTGAATTCATAGAGATAGACATATCTGGAAGTATAAAGTCTGGTGAGAGGTATAATTTCACTCAAGGGGATTTTATTGATATGGAAACAATACATGGGGTAATATCGTTGCCTATAATATCATCAGTGGGGTCGAAAATAAGAGCTCAATCCATTAATAATATAGCTATACAAGGTGGTTCTGAGCCTTATCCAAAAAGGTTTTTTTATGAAATATATAGAAACAGAACAGAGCAACCTTCAGCGGTTGTAAATGGAGAAGAAGTCAGTGGTAACATATTCTATGAAGTCTCGGAGGAATTCTTGATTTTAAATCCATCTACCGATGGCAGGGCGTTTGAAACTACTAGCGGGTTTTTAGATGGGGATGTTACGGTTATAGAAACTGAAACATATGATTACCCAGACAGTAGGAATGTGACTCTAGGTGTTTTTGACACTAACGAGATAGAATCTACCCCTATAGTAATATCGATAGAAGCCACTAATGTTGATAATTCAGAGTGGGTTAAAGATTTAGGGAGGCCAAACGCTGTTTTAGGAGTAGGTAAAACGGAAAAGAAAAACTTTATACGCTGGTCGAACAAGTATATTCAAGGAACGCTCATAAATGGAACGTCTAGCTTTGACTATGGAGACGAGGCTCAGATACCTATTGAAAATGGTCCTGTAAACATTATAAGGCAAATATCAAAAACAAGCGGAGAGGGGTCTATACTATTAGCGGTGTGTGAGCATGAGGCACTATCCCTTTACGTGAATGAAAGGATGATAACCGATAATGCTGGAACTGAAATTCTAAGTCAGTCCTCAGATGTAATAGGCACTATAAATCCACTGAGAGGAGGGTTTGGAACTAAGCACCCATGGACGTTCCAAACCCACGAAGGGAGAGCGTGGTGGTGGGATGAAAGCTCTAAAAAGATGGTCAGGTATGATTTTAATGGAGTAAGACCTATTAGTGATCTGGGGAATAAAGCCCTATTCTTTGGTAAGAATAACCCCCGGACATGTTATGACCCATGGCATGAAATGCTATTTGTCGGATTTACCGACTCATCTATTGGGATAAATGAAGAGTCAGGACAATGGAGAGGTGAGTACGAGTTTATCCCAGAATCCTCATCTATAATAGATGAGTACATGATAACCTTTTATCAAGGGACGCCATATAGATCTAACGGGAACGGACACTCTTATTACGGAGCAGAATACAGCGCTGAAATATCATTCCCTATAACATATCCGTCAAAATCCCTCCTGAATAATATGGCAATATTCATGACAGAGGACACTTTTGAGTGGGAATTTAGCAAGCAAAAAATAAGAGAATCCCTATCAGTCGTCATAACAAATCCAGAAGGACAAATGACCACTTTAGAATCTGGGGATTTTGATGTTCTTGAATCTGTGGCTTATGCTCACATAATGAGAGATGAGAATTCAGAGGGTGGGTTACTCAACGGTTATGAAATACGTTCAGATATTCATAACTTTAGAGTAATATTTAAAACTGGAATTGAATACATAAACATAAACGAAACCTTAAGCCTAGGACAAAAATGAGATATTTAATATTACTTGGATACATAGTCTTTTTTGGATGCCTTCCAGAGCTAATTGGCTATGACTATGATATAGCCTTTATAGGGAGCCTTATTTCGGCTATCGGTACCAGCAAGGACGCTAAAGGATTGCAGCGAAAAGCAGACTCCATAAATGCGGTCAGGCCAAATTATAACATGCCTCCCGAGGTTAAGGCATACTTAGAGAATGCTCAAAACATGGCTCAGGGGGATGCCCCTGGGTATGACAGATCCATAGACCAAGCATACGGTAATACTGCTTCTATGGTGGACTCAGCAAGAAGCGTAGGGTCAGGATCAGCCTTACTCCAAGCAATAGCTCAGGGAGGCGTTAATCAATCTAAGAATATTAACGAGATCAATAACCAAAACGACCAATTCAAACAGAGTCAATTTGGGTCGTTCCAAAGCGCACTTATGGATATGGCCGGATATAAAGACCAAGAATTCGACACAAACAAAATGCAACCATATCTCCAAAAGGAATCAGACAAAAGACAATACGAGGCTGCCGCAAGAGAGACAAAGCAAGCGTCAAGAGACTCGTGGGCTGCGTTCGGTGATGGAATAGTTAGTACCGCAACGTCAATAATGGGAGCGCCTACCGGAGCTTCTGGACAATCTATTTTTGGAAAAATATTCCAGAAGTCCTAACGCCCGAAGATTAAATTAAAATTATGGCTATTTCAAATAAGATTTTTGACGCACCTATAGGGAGGATATCTAACCCGTCAGACCAAATAAGAGAAACGATGTCTTCTATTGGTGACGGTGTTGCTAAGATGATGACTAATGAGTCTGACAGGCTTAGGCAGGAGCAGACTAATTTCTCTGAGATGTATGCTAACCTTGGAGAAATGGATTCCGAGTTGCAGGAGAATTACGCAGGAATAATGCAGGAGGCTGTAACTTCTACTAGAGATTGGATTAAGGATCAGTATAAATCAGGGGTTAACTCAAATGATCCTGAATTTGCACAAGGATTATCTCAGAGAATTGGTAGAATAAAAGCGGGGATGGGAAATGCCGACATGAGAAGGGAAGAGTTAAAAACAGGAGCCGATTTTATAAAAGACAACCAAAACATACCCGATAAAAACGAAGCGTTAAAATACATGTACGGGATGGCTAATAACCCCGACTTTTTGATCAGTAAAAACTCTACATCATTAATAGACCATGTTGTTGAGAATTTTGAGAGTCCATTAGCTATAATGCAAAATTATGGCAAGGCAGTACCTAGTGATGGAACGGATAATATTCAATTCACAGGAAAAGATGGGAGCCTTAAAAATAGGGAGATTGTATATAATAGGTACATACGTAGAGATAATCCCTTATTAGAAGATGGGTCCCCAAATATACAAGTGTCCATGGAAGATGTTAAAGAGTTAATGTCAGGATCACTCGGACAAGGGCTTCTTAGGTATGTGTCTAAAGTTAAAGAAGAGAGATACCCTAATGACCCTACAGATATAGGATATCAGAAAGCTATGAAAGACGCTCTAAGGCTCTCTTTCGGAAACAATGTAAAAACATCAACAATCAGATCTGCTTACGACATAAATCAAGATCAAATTAAAAATCAAGCGGATCAGCAAAGATTAAATATTTCAGCATCAAGAGAGGAGAGATACGCAAATAAAAATAGTGGCGAAACTGAGGAAACAACGGATGACAGGTATTCGAAATTCAAAAGCGACTATGATAGCGGAAGAGGTGTTATACTGAGTGATTTTGAAACACCAGGAGGAAATCTTAGAAATATTGAATGGGTAAAAAATCCAGCTATAAAAGACATGTCTAGCCTTGAGAATTGGAAGTCTCTGACTGATGAAAAGAAAAAAGAATACATGGAAGGATTAGAGGTTCCTATTGATAGCGCTCCAAATAAAGACTGGAAGGGGATTAATCCACTTACCTGGGGAAATCCTTGGAAAAAAGACCTTGAATCCGAAGAGGTATATAATATTGTAAAATCTAAGTTTGCTGAACAGGAAAATGTGCCTGATATCACAGGTATTAAATACCAAGTGAAAGGAGGAAATGATGATGGGTCGACTATATGGGAAGACGATGGAATGGACATAGATACAAGTGAGAATGATGATGATTTAATTAAAATATATAAGCAATTAGAGAACACTAGAGTATCTGGACAATCCAAAAGTCCAGTTTCACCTGTTACAGAACCACTCGAAAAGGCGTCTGATAGAATAAATAAATTACCGTAAATAAAATGGAAGAACAAGACCAGTTAATAATTGATATGTACAAGAAATATGCTGACAAAGGTATTTCTCGATCTGATATTTCTACTGTAAAAGAACTTTATGGAGAGGATATTGACGCAATGATTAATGATATACACTTAAAATACAAGGGTAAACCATTAAATACAGGTGATATTGAAAAAATAAAAGGGTTATATGATTTATCTACGAATAATACTCAATCCCAGTCTAGTATTAAGGAACCTGATATTATATCTCCAGAGCCAACATCCCCAACCGCTCAGACAGTAAATCCTTTTCTTTCAGGAGAAATTGACCAGCAAGCGCAACCAAGAATAGAAGAGCCTCCTACGTATGGATATCAAGGGGCGCAGATTGATCGTGACAAAGCTATGGATATTGTGTCCAACGCAAGCGAGACGGGGCAAATGGAAGGCCTTAATGTTTCAAACGATCCTGAAGTATTAGATGGCATGAAGCGAAAACTTGCTGAATTAAAAGGTGAGACAGAAACGATTGACCCCACAGAAGAAAAGGTAAAAGTAAATCCAGTAATGTCTTTCCTTAACATCTTCTCAAAAACAATAGCGAATACTCCAGCAGACATATTAGAAGCGTGGGCTATCGCTAGTGCTTTTACAGAGAGACAATTAGCTAATGTTCCTGTTATTGGAAAACCTGCAAATAAAGAGCTGAAAGCGTCTGATATAGGAACGTTTAAAATAGCGGACGATTGGAGGAAGTTTACAGAAGAGCTTTACCCTGTAAATGAAGGGGATGAACAGACTTTTGGAGGCGGGGTAGTTGCCGGATTAGGGCAAATAGTACCAATGGTTTTAACCGGAGGGCAATCGGGCACCGCTCAATTAGTAAAAACAGCTCTAATTAAAGGTACAAAACTAACTCCTTATATAAAAGCAGGAAAAGAAGTATTGAGCAGAGTAGGTTCTAAACAGGGGTTGATAGGCGGTTCTCAAATGGCTGCACCAATGTATAAAGAGGCTATTGAATCAGGGGCCACAGAAGACGAGGCTCTTCAATATGCCATAGAAAACTTTATCGTAGGATCTGTAATGGAGTCTCTTCCAGTTCAAAGTATGTTCTCTAGGATCAAGAAAATAGAACCCGGGGCCAAAATATTAAGCGTAGTCAAGGATGGAGCTGTAGGGTTTACGGAGGAAGCGGTTACTGAGATGTGGCAAGCAACCTTTGCTAATATGTCAGCTCAAAGAATTTATGATTTCAACAGGGAAATACTTGATGGCGTAGGTGAGGAAGGCGCTATAGGCGGAACGGTAGGCTTCTTGATGAATACCGCTATGAGCGCACTAACAAAAAGAAGAGGGAATTTCTCTGGCGCCAATAAGGATATTATAGACAAGTCTATAAAAGAGCTCGAGTCAAAAATAAAATCCATTGATCAGAATAATGAATCATTAAAAGAGAGCGTAGAAAACTTAGAGAATACCAGTGTTATAACACTACAAGTAAATGAGTCCGAAATGGACTTTATAGAAATGCCTGATGGGACTATTGAGGCAGTAGAGGAAGGGATGAGTGAAGCAGAAGCTAACTCTAAGGTGGATGCATTGTCTGAAAAATACCCTAACATGGAGTTTTCGATAGTTGACAACACAAACAAATCTGACCCATACGCTGAGACTGGCTACTTTGTTGTCGCAAAGAAAAAAGAAGCTAAAAAAGAGAGCGTAGAAAACTTAGAGAATACCAGTGTTAAAAAACTACAAGTAAATGAGTCTGAAATGGACTTTATTGAAAACCCTGACGGGACTATTGAGGCAGTAGAGGAAGGGATGAGTGAAGCAGAAGCTAACTCTAAGGTGGATGCATTGTCTGAGAAATACCCTAACATGGAGTTTTCGATAGTTGACAACACAAACAAATCTGACCCATACGCTGAAACTGACTACTCGGTTGTCGCAAAGAAAAAAGAAATCACTAAAGAAGATGAACCAATCATTGAACCCGAGAATGAAGCAAAACCAGCAGATAGCCAAGACGGTGAAGGAAAGGAACTTCCTGTTAATGAAAATGGTGGAGAAAAATCCGATGTTGAAGGAGTTAGTGAACAAGTTCAGGTAGACAAACCATCAGATGAACAGCAGTATGAGGAAGCTATAAATGGAGATCTTGTAACATTCACCTATAATAAAGAGGATGAAATCCCTGATGTTTTCAAAGATAGGGTATCATCAAGGGGGACAAATGATAAGGGAGAAGAAATAATAAGGGTGACTGTGCCGAAATCATTAGCTGATTACGAATTAAAGAACCAAGAGAAGCAAGAAGTTAAACAGTCGAAACAGTCTAAAGATGAGCAAATACCAGAGCCAGAAGTTCCTCAAAAAGAACCCAAGGAAAAGGTTAAAATAGAGATTATTCCTGAAAAAACAGAGGAAGTAATCCCCGAAGAAACTAAAATTGAAAAGGAAGACGCCAGGCCAAAAATAGGATTTACTTTATTCGGGGAATTCATAGAAGGTAGGCTTAATGAAGATGGGTCTGTAGAATCACCAGACAGAGGAAGATATCCTGCTGCAATGGTTGATAATATTGTAGAGTTGACTGACAGTAAAAACACTAAAACAGAAAAAACACAGCCAAAAAAGAAAGATCTATCAAAAAAATCAAAAGAAATTAAAGAAGAAATAACTAATCTATTTAGTGATTTTTTTGATGCTGGAAAAAATAATCTTACGTCTGGTGGCGTTTCTCCTGATCAATTAGCTATAGCTGGTAAAATAATAGTTAAAGCAGGTAAACTTGGAATTAATACATTTGAGCAATTAGTAGAATGGATAAGAGATAACATAGGGTCAGAGAAACTTATAGAAAACTTTGATGCTATAAAGTCATCTTACATATATAACTTGTCAAAAAGCAATCCAAATAATGAATCTATAGAAGGTATTAGCAAATTTAGATTGTCAGAAACTAAAAAGGATACCAAAGGAATACCCCTTAAATCCAGAAAAAAAGAAGCAAAGCCGTTATCTATCAAGCAGCAGATAAAGGAATCCACTGAGGGAAAGCCATCAAAAGAAAAAGACACATCTGTAAATGAGTATAACGAGATGAAAAAAGATCTCAGGAGCAGGGTTAAAGCAGCAAAAGAAGGTTTTAAAGAGGGAGTAAAAGTTGCTAGTAAAAAAGCCAAGGACAAATCAGATAAGGTTCAGGCAATGAAAAATATTGTAACCAAATTTGTGAAAGATGATATAAAAGACACTCCTCTTGATGATTTTACTAAGTCCGAAATAAACAAAATAGTTACTGAATTAAACAAAGCCAAAACAGAAAGATCAGTCAATAAGGCTATTGATGCTATTTTTGACGTAATAGCTAAGTCTGGAACAAGAAAGAGGTTAAAAGGAGCTAGATCTAAGATTGCTACAGCTAAAAATAATGTTAAAAAAGGTAGAATTGGAACATTATCTCCAAATAGCCCACTGGACAGAATGCTTAAATTAAACCCAAAAATAGTGCCTAATGAGGTGTTTAATGAGTATGAATCAATCTTAAATGAAATAGGAGAAAGAAAGTCCAATTTAAATTTGTCTGAAAAAGCCTTATTGAACACAAGAGTCAATAAAGTCATGGATGCTATTTCTGACCAAAACTCAAGAGTATCAGACTTAGCTCTTACTTATGAAGGGTTCGACAACAAGCAATACACTAAATCCGGTAAGGAATCATTTGAAAAAACAGTAGACCAAATGGTTAAGGATGGGGAAATAGACCAAGAGGATGCTGATTTCATGAAGCTGATGAAGGACGATATATTCTCACCGGAAGTAAGTAGTACTCCCGATCAAGATATTGCAGAAGCGAGAAGAGAAACTTTGAGCAAGAAAAATGCCTTAGATGTAAAGGGCTCTAATCAATACGAATATTCTATTATAAAATTCTTGAAATCAATAACACCGAGCGATTTAGACTCTCTTTCTTACAGGGAGATTCAGCACTTAGGGCAGATAATCGACAATGTTTCCAACGGTTTCTATACTCATTCGGCTGAGAATATGAGGCAAAAAGTCGAAGGTGTCAGGTCTGGTAAAAAAATAAAAGACGTTATTTTTGATGCTAAAAGTAGGTGGATGGATTTTATATCGGCTACAAAGGCGGGTATAAAAAATGCAATATCCCCTGGGTCTACTAGCACGATAAAGGAGAAGGTGAAAAGGAATCCCACCCCATACATTGATCAGACTATAGGCAACTTCAAAAACACCTCTGTTTACAGGAGCACTTTCAGAAAAATAGGTAGGGCGTTTAGCTCATTTGAGCAGGAGGTTAATACCATTACTGAGAGGTTGATAAAAGCAGAATCATTAATCCCTGAGTCAAAACAATTTGAAGTAAGGGCTAAATTAATGATGATTGCCGTTCAAAGGGAGTTCATGTCAACCCCTGATGGTAAAACTCACTCCGCAAAAGAATGGATGGATGCCACAGTAGAAGATAAAGATTCCATATACACAAAGGAATCGAAAGATAAGATAGAGAGTATTTTTAATGAAAGCGCAACCGAAGGGGAGTTTGACCTAAAAAAGGCTATAGCCAGCCTAAGTCAGGACGAAAAAAAGGTACTGAAAATCTTAGAGGGTGTTAATAATGGATTAAAGCCAAAAGCAGACCATACCGCTACTATCATAAGAGGTAATAGAGTTCCTATATACGAGAACTATATCCACGTACCGTTAGCGGTAAAAGGAGGATTAAGAGAAGGTCCAGATATAAAGGAATTAAACAGAACAGGGGTCAGGGTTTCCACTAAAGGCGGAAGCTTAATTGAAAGATCGGGGAAGGCTCACGCTATATCTTTTGATATCTTTGATAATGTAATATCCGGGGCAAGAAAGACACTGTTAGATTACCATATGACTCCCGCTGACAGAGAAGTCAAAAAAACTATGTCTTACCTAAAAAAAGAAGCGTCAACAGAATCAGAGATTGACAACGTAGCGTCTATCAACGGGGTTTATAATGAGGTAATGGAGAGTGTTTTTGCGGATATACTAGGTAACAAGCATTTGTTGGATCAGATATCTGAAGAAGCTATAAGGAAGGGGTATCAATCAATGCTCGGAGGATTAGGTAGATCTGCGTCTGAAATGACCTCTAACGCAGTGTTTGCTATGATATATAAGGGCGACGAAACAATGAGGGGTATAGAAATGGCGGGAGAGATGAGCTTGTCCGACATGTCTAAGGCTGCCACAAATCTAGGCACCACTCAGTCTACTAGATTATTTGATTATACGGGGATGAGTGGTAAGCATATTGACTTCTCTGGATCATCTATGAAAGAAATCAATAAAGTCACATCATACAATGAGACCATTAAAGAGCTTTTATCTAAGTTAAAAAACGACCCAACGTACAAGCTATCTGATAATATAGGTCCCATACTTCAGAAAAAGGCGGGGCAGGCTTTTAAAGGGGTGAAAGACAACGCAGTCTATAAAACGGTTGACAATATACAGTCCTTTCTTTTATCTAAGCCAGACCAACTGATTGCTAGACCTATGTGGTTTGGGTCTTTTTCTACAGAATTTGAGAAGATAACAGGAAAAAAGCCAGACATGGATAAGATAGCAAATAATGATCTGGATTATATGAATGATAATTCAGATGCGTTAAACGAATCTGTAGCCGTAGCGGATGATGTTATGATTGAGGCTGTGGCCTCTTCCAATCCATTCGACGGAATACCTAGGAATCATATCGGGAGGTCAAAGAATTGGATAACCCCTTTTTATAAAGCGTTTAATGGATTTATGACTAAATTCCCTACTTATGAATATAATTCAGCTCTAAGAGCCACTTACAGCTTAGTGGATAACGGTATGCTATCAAAACCTGACGCTATAAAACTGTTGGCAGCGTTAAGCGCTAGGCTTGTAACTTACTCAGTAATGACAGGAACGCTTCTTAATTTTGCATACAGAGGAATAGTCTCCGTTCTAGGGTATGAGATGGAAGACGAAGAAGAGCAGAGCTTGGCTTCCAAAGAGTACTGGACTAAACAAGCGTTAACTATTGTGGCTATGCTATCTGTAAATAGGAATTTAGGTAATTTCTCAAAAGTCCCTATAAATTACGCAGTTGAGAAGCTGAATAAGAAATATGGAGAGGGAATTACATATGAAGGTGATTACGATGGGTTCGGTGATAATATAGTTTATCCTCTGATTCCAATAGAGCAAACATCAAGCAAATCAGTGTTCCAAGCATCTTTAGAAAATGCATCTGGGCCATTATCCCCGTTAGTAAAGACAGTGGCACGGGCGGGAACGGCTATAAAAAGAGCTACTGATGAAAAATCGAAAGAGACTACCAGAGAGAAGTATAGAAACGAATTATTGCATAGAACCCCATTGGAAGTATTTGGAAACATGGGCTACATCCCGTTCTATAAAGATATCAGAGCAATTCAGCTTAAAATAATGTACGAAACAATGGAAAAGGCTGACAAAGTATCAAAAGACGCATATACTCCATCAATTAACATTGGAACCAAGAAAAAAGAATGAGAAATATAACACACATAGTAATCCACTGCACCGGAGCAAGGCAAGATCAATCTGTAGACTCCATTCTTAGATACTGGAAAGAAATTAAAAAATGGAAACAGGTCGGGTATCACAGGTTAATAGAATCAAGCGGTAAAATTAATAAATTGGCAGATTTTGAACAGGTAACAAATGGGGTTGGGGGACATAATTCTAATTCAATCCATATTTGCTACATTGGAGGCGAATTTTCTGACGATAGAACGCCTGAACAAAAAGCAGCAATACTTACATGTATAAAAGAGGCTGTAGAGTGGATTGAGAATCCAAAGGATGTAATAATACAAGGGCATCGTGATTTCCCTGGAGTTGCAAAATCATGCCCTCAATTTGATTGTTCTGAATATTCATGGATAACCGCATAATTTTTGGAGTAATAGGAGTGGCTATAGGAATGTTTCTAATGAAATTCTTCTTCTGGCCAGAAGTGACCGTTATAGAAAATGAGACTATAGTCATTGATTCTACCTACGTAGAGTACAAGGAAAAGTACGATTCTATTTCCTTGGAAAGGATAAGCTTGTCAGATTCTATAGAATTTTACAAAGATCTGTACGATATTCCGGCAAATGTAATATTAGTTCATGATACTGTATCCCAAAACAAACCATTCGAGGCACCTTTGAAGCGTTTCTCAGGGTCGCAACCGTTCTTATATGGTAACACTACCTACGACGCTATAGTAGCAGGAGAGATGCTGAATATATCCATTGAGAATGATTTTAAAATACCTCACATAACAAATACAATCACAAAGGAGACTACAAAAATAATCCACCCAAAAGGATTGTATTTGGGTGGATCTGTTTCGGATAAAATATACTTCTCAGTAGGAGCCACATACCTTGATAATAATTGGATGTTTGGGTATGACTACAGCGTGACAATGAAATCACATTCGATAGGAATTAAGAGAAAGGTTTTTTAAAAAGGGTTTTTAAAGCTGATCACGGTTTTTCCATTAAGGAGGGAGATGTCTATTCCGTCATTATTTATGTGGTATTCCTGATTGATTCTATTTAGTATCTTTTCAAGAAGGTGTCTAGGTGAGGGTTTTGATTTAAGATGGTGAGGGTGATCTTCGAGTATTACCATTTCCCCTTTAAACATCATATCAATGGTATTGTTTACGCATCTAGTAGTATTTCCATCCCGCCTCCTAGTGGTAATAGCGTGCTCTATCCCGTACATGCAGCTTTTAGGTTCTTTGCTATGGCTTAAATCTACGTCTCTAATATACTTAATTTCTACACCCGTAAACGAAATATTTTTGAACCCATTAGCGTCTTTATGGGGAGGACGATGAAACACCTCTGAAATTTCACTATCGATAGCTTTATACACATCGTCAGGACAGACAATAATTAAATTAGACCCAGGTTCAATTCCTTTGCATATTTTTTTTAACGTCTCCATAATTACTCTTTTAGTTAAGCCTTCCTCTTTCTTAATGTCACTACGTAATTGAAGAATGATCCTCTTGGTTTTAATTTGGTTCTTATCGTCCAGTTTTTTATTTTCAAAACATAGCCAAATAGGGCAATGTACAGGTTTTCTATGTTATACCGGATCATTAGTCTACCAAGTCTATAAGTAGTCGTAGGCACTGCTTTTGGGCCAGTAATTCGGATGTAGCCAATCCACATCTTTTTATACTCATTTACTTCTTCCATCCCATTAGGAAACCCTATAGAATCAAGCCTTTTCTGAATTCTTCCCTTTTTTAAAAGTGACTTTTTACATACCTTTTTAGCCCTGGTGTTTATCGATCTTCTCTGTTTCCTGTTCATTTCTTATTCATTTTTGATATTCCTTCTGGAGTAAATCTCATTTTTTTCTCAGCAACCGCCTGAAGGCTAGTGTCTCCATTGTAGAATCGATTCTTAGTCTCTTTTAGCGCTTCGGTTACTTTCATATACTCTTCTAGGGTAACTTTCTTGGCATTAGTGGCAGCTACCAGGTCTTTATCGTTCTTCACATTACTAATCCCTTTCATTAGGATGGTTGAATACTCAAGGAATAGACTCTCGAATATACAAATATTTGCCCAATCTATATCCCCTTGGTACATCAGGAAGTCAAGGATCATTTTAATTACCTTGTCAAATATTTTCTTCATAGGATTTTCGATTTCCCCACCTGGATCTACAGTCATTAATTGCATACATTCCGCTAATTCGCCTGATAATCCCGACTCTTTAATGGCTTCTTCTCGTCTTTTCCCTAGATCACCGCTGAATTTCTTCACTATCGGGCTGTCTTCTTGGTACATGAAGAGGATATACAGCATTATTTCATTAAACTGCTTATTGTTCGGGTAGTCTTTCCATGATTTAATATCCTCAATCCGTTTATCTGATAATCGGAAATCCCTGTGCTCACCGTCAATATTAAATAGCCATTTGTGAGCTTTTAAATTCGTTGCTAAATCCATTTTTCTCTATTTGTAAAATGCCAATCCGCTTCACATAAAGACCGGAAGCACTCGTTTATATTTTTTTTAACCCATTCATCGGGCACTTGCTCTATTTTAGGGAGCCTAATAACCTTGCCTCCTGTAAAATTATCCTCAAAAAACATCATTCTCAACCTATTCTTCACCGTGCTATTGGAGTTAAATCTAGCCCCCTTTTTCATTTCAGGAGGGTAAGGTAAAACGTAGGCGATTCTTTGGTTGTTTATGTATTCATCTATTACCATAATTAACTACGTTTAAATGGGCTGTTAGCTGTTTTGGTTAAAGAAATTGATTGTGTGCCATAATCAAGTGTGTCAATCATTGCATCATCATCAGTATCAGAATAACTAAATCCCCATTTATCTTCAATTTTTCTATCTAATTCAAAATTGACTTTATTCAGTTGTTTTATTAATTTTTTCTTCTTTTCAAACAGCGTTTTCATATAAAAAAAAACGCACCCTAACAATGTATAAAAACAAAAGCCTGTTAAGGTGCTTAATTTAAAAGCCTTTGTCTGTTAATTAACTTATTTTTTAACTCAATCTTACTGCCTTTTTACGGCTTCAATTTTTATACTCAACGTTGTAGTGCATTAGCCACCACACAGCCTTTGCAATTCATCCTCATAAATCCAACTTTTCGCTTTCTTCAAGTAACAAGGCTTTTACGGCCTCCTTTTCAGTCTTTCCGTACCCTATTAAATCACCCTCATCATAATTAGCCCTTACTGCTTCCCAATCGTAATCCCTTACCGGAATAGGTGGATTAATGTGTGTTGTTAATATCTTTTCCATTGTTTTTATTTAAGTTGAATATTTATAACAGTTGATAAAAGCCATTGAAACGGATTTTATCTTTGTGTTACCATTTTGAATACTTACCTACAATATCCCTCTCTGGAATAGGAAACATATCCCTACCTTCGATTTTATAGAATTGGTCACTACTTTTTCTCATTATAACCACATCATCCGGATTAAGCCCTAATGTGTTATCATCACAGTGAAGAACTCTCGTAAGGTTCTTACTGTGCTCGATGTCTATTTTTTCGACTAAACCAGACTTCCCAACGAATGCAGTTATCTCTTTTCCGTCCACGTCTATTTTTTGAGTGTTTTCAGGATAGGCAGGAACAGTTAAAACAAAATCATTATACGTGTGAATAACCCCGTCTCTCACATAGCAGAATACTTTCAAAGCGTCGACAAATAGCATTCCATCCATCATATTGTCTTCGTCAGCCTCTAGGTAATGGAAATAAATGGTATCTCCTTTTTTTAAATCCTTGTGCTTCTTAGATACTGGACTGTGAATCACTTTTCCATGAAGAATAAGCTTCCATTCCGGCTTGATGTCTTTAAAATCGTGAAGAACTAACGTTCCGTGCCTGATTTTATCATCCTGGAGCATCGGGTAATCTATTGTGAATTTATTTATTGATCTCATCGAGTATTTTATTTTTAAATGGTTCGTTAATATCTGAATCCTTCACCATATTGATGAAGTCTGGTTTCCATATTTTGTTCTCTAAAATACCGCTTAGTATAGCGAACGGAAAATGATCAGAGTCTTTCACTCTACTTACTGTGTGTTTTACAACTTCTAATAATTTCTCTTTTGTCATGTCAATATCCTCTATTTCTGATTTTTTTTATTGGGAAATACCCGTCTTTAAAAACGATTAATACATTCCCATGGTCGGCTGTCACATTTAAAATATCTCCTTCATAGCACAATATTATAGGTTTTTTCGTCTTCCTTTTTATTGTTTGGGTCACTTTAGATCGTACTATCATTGATATTTTCTATTGAAATTTAAAAATGATTTTTTTAGGTGTGAAAAAGCGTAATACGTTAATAAACGAGTTGTAAAACATAGCCAATATACAGGGCATCGCTTACTATAACACTTTTCGCCATCCGTTGGTAAGTTGCATACTATGCAAAAGTTATCCTGTGGCAACGATTTCACAACAACGGGTATAGTTAATTGCTTTATTAGTGCTTCCCAAATAAGTTCAGGGCTATTAAATTCTGCTCTAAATTCATCTTCAAAAGTATCTTCAATCTTACTTACTATTTTTATAAATTCTGCTTTTTTCATTTCGTTTATTTATTAAATCCTGTTATCATTCAACGCAACTAACCATACCCACGAGCGTTTAGTAGCAATAAAAATTACTGACTTGTCGTTATAACAAACCTATCACTCTTTTTATTAAGGTATGTCCATATCATATATTCTTTATCTTCAATCGTTATTCCTGTTCCATAGCAATACTGCTTATTATCATTGCTAATCCTACCTTGATTAATCACTTTGCCAACTAAAGTAACTACATTAATATCTGATAATTCTGTGCGGTTATCTATTATAAGTTTGTTCATTTTATCCGTAATTTTAAAAGAGTACAACATTGTATAAAGTTAATACGCTATGATGGTCAGTACTTTAATTTAAACGTTTGTGCAAAGCGTACTAACCTTATACTTTGCTGTTATAAATAAATTAAAATAACTCTTCAATTAAAAAAGCACATAACAACGTATAACAAAAATTAAGCATAGTGCCTTTTAATTTGTTCCGTTCTGTGTTTTACCAATAAATCTATTTTATCCAGCATTTCAACTTCATTTTCGTCAAGTATCGCAGTTGCAGTATTTGTTTCTTTATTGACCAAGTATTTAGGGGTAAGCCTGTTTAATAGTTTGGTTTTTTGTTCAAGAAGCATTTTAATTTCTGCATCCTCTAAAATAGATTTATTTAGTTCTCGCATTTTATCAAAGTTTGTTTTCATATCTCTTAACTTTTGTTATACAATCCGTTATTTTTAACTATACCCCTGCATCCCGCTCATAAACCCCCTATATTTATCCTCCAAATGTGAGTGGTCTAAGTCAACATACCTCTTGAACGATTTAGAATCCATTGAATGCCCAGAGAATGACTTTACTTCTGTCTCGGTCATTCCATTTTGAAGCATTCCGGTTATAGCCGATGCTCTGAGCCTGTGAAGCCCCATTAATTCCCACTCTTGATTTTTTACGAACACCTTCTCGCTCCCAACTTCTCTCTCTCGTATCACGTCTCTGGTAAATCCAGACAATCTAAATATAGATTTCACCTCTTTTAATAGGGTGGTGTAAGGTATTCCAGGGAGTAAGTTCGTTTGCCCGAAATCAAACAATGGGAGCACGGGTATTTTAATGAGTTTACCACCTGTCTTTTTTGGAATATAAACCAAATGATTTCCTACGATATTCCTCTCATGAGTCCATGATTTCATGTCCGAGTACCTAGCACCAGTAAAAGCAGCGACTTTTATGTATTTGAATGCTTTTTCTTGCAGATCGGACACAGGTTTAAAGGATTTAATCATACCTATCACACGAGAATACTCAGGGACTATCATTTGGTGATCATCAGGAAGCTTAGACCATGCTGACCCTTTAGTAGCTACATTTACATCAAGAACGTCTGAGGCTTTGTTTATAGCCCATTTCAGGCACGATATGTAAGTGTTTTCTGTGACAGATTCATTGCCCTTATCTCTCAACTGACTCCGAATATCATTTACCCACGCATCAATATCTTTTTTAGATGCTGAATCAGTGTCAAAATCGCCCATTATAACCAACAGAGAGGACAGGATAATATTGTAACAAGAAACTGTCCTAACTGAATACTTGGTTCCATTGGTTTTTGTTAGCTCGTTATTCACTAATTTTCTCCTTATTTCGTTTACTAGCTCTTTGATGGACATGGTTTTTGGTTTTAATTTAGATTTTAACGGTCATCCTCACATTGTTCTAGTATCTCCCACCATACATCAGAGGGTATTTCTACATCACCGTGCCACCCTTCTCCATCCCATAAATCTCTTTCAATTAGGGCAATGTGCCAATCTGCTTGACTGCCCTTGTAGTCTTCTGGCGGTATTGCGGGAGTCATTTCTGTTTTGTTTTTCGACATGGTTTCTGTGGTTTTTAAATATGGAATGGCTTTGTTAAAAAACTCTTCCGTATATGAAACATGAGTATATTTTAATACCTGAGTATATTATGAGAAGCAATTGAGCCCAAGAGTTTATTCCTAATAATATTCTAAATGTCCGGCTATAAGTCGTGCATTTCCTAAATGCTAGTAGGTTTATTATTTCATCTATATGCTCTTTCATAACTGGTTTATTGTTATGAGGAAAAATAACTGTGTTCTTTATGAAAAGCGCACTCTCTAGGCATTACAATATTCTTCTTTTCCATCTCAAATGCATTTCCTTTTGCCGCAACCGACGGGGGGTGTATAAAAGAATCTACCTTGTCGCAAAACAGAACTCTAACAACTCTTTCAGCCTCTTCTCCGTGCTCGTCGTCATACCCAGCACAAATGGTCTCGTCCACCCTTTTTAAATGAACACAAGAATGGCATGGGCGTATATAGTCAGGGCGTTTTTTACAAGATTCTTCATGCTTGATGCAAAAACGCTTCAACTGGTAAAGCCTATTGCAATACTCACACTTGTATATTTCTTTCGTTTCGGTTTTCATGATTAGGTTATTTTAATGATTTCAAGTATTCCCTGCCAACAACAACCCTTTCTTCCATTTCTTTTACGTATTCATCGTTTCTGATTGAGGTAAAGGAAACAACTCTATCTTCTTCTGGGATATCGTAAGTCCAATCTTCTGTATCCCAATTAAACATAGGGTAGGCATCATCGAAACGTTTCTTATCGAAGATCATTTTCTTTTCAATTTCCTTGCAGATTCCTATATAGATTGGATCTTCTAAATCTGGCTGCCCTAGCGCATAATAGAATTTTTGCTTCTCATTATAAACCATTTGATCGGTGGCATTCACTAAGCAGTAAACGGTGTCCCATCTGTCACAATCCCAAAGATTCATGTAAACCTGATTTTGAGACTCATAAACCGGATCAAGAGGGTCGCCATCGTAAGGAAAAGTGCCTAATTCCCATGATGACTTTACGTCTATTCCGTGCTTGATAATCTTAGGAGTAAGATCTGGTAATCCAGTAAAGAATTTATTCTCTCTTCTCTCTTCGTTTTTAAATAGAGGAACACCTAAATGATTCGATAGTAGCGTTATACTTTCATCTTCTTGAAGTATTCCCTTTTGGGTGTACTTATTTGTAAACAGGAAGATTCGATCATACTTCATTTCCCTATGTTCAGCCCTTAAATAGGATTGTGCGGTTTTGGGAAGACTCCTATCGGCTTTAGAACACAAGAGCTTATTGTATTCAATTTCCTGTAGGGGAGTGAGGGGTTTTCCTGATGCAATTTTATCCTCTAGCTTTTGAAGGGTTGCTTCTTGATTGCTAGTTATCCCCAGGGTTCCGGTCATTAATTTCGATGACTGCGATGCTCGGCATAGCCATTTGCTAAAGTCTAAAATCTTACTACTCATTTTCCCCTCCCAATTTTATCCATTTAGCCTTCCATGCAAGTTCAGTCTCAGGAGTAAGGTTGTCTTTTAGCATTTCAAGGTCATCTAAAGTTTTCGCTTTACCAATAAAGCCAGACACCCTCTCGGCCTCTAGGTCTTTTTTCGGAGAAACACTTTTCTTAGGTCGGAAAGTATCTTCTACTGTAGTGTCCCCGTCCTTTATTGCTTGAGCTACACCTATAAGGGTTACAAGATCGTCAGCGTCAATATTCTCCCTTTTGCCCTTCCCTAGCAAAGCTAAAACTTCCGCTTCTGAAACATTAAGTTTACCGTCAAACATTTCAAGGACATTGTTCCTTTTCTTGACCATCTTCACTTCATCTGAAACATCTCCGGTAATAAGTGATTTGGCTGCGTTGTACACTTTATCTACAACAGCTTTTGGGATTACAGACAAAATAGCGTTTCTCATAGCTATAGCATTGGCGGCGTTTCCAGTAACAGTGATCATATCATCCTTCATCCTGCCGTTTTTAGTCATGATAGACCTCTTTACTTCAATCTTAATCGCTAAGTTCTTTTGTAAATCAAACGCTACAGCTTGCGAAGTTATGGTTCCGCTATCTATTGCGGATATTTTTGCTTCAACCCTCATATTCCCCCATGTTTGGGCAAGTATTTTGGCCAAATGAACACTCGGGCCCGAAATAGTCTTACCCCCTCTAGGTAGGGAGTAGTTACATGTTTGCGCTGTCTCGACATCCATAGTAACAGTAGCTATAGCATCGTTTAGAGCCCCCTTAATGTTTCTGGGGTACGCATGAGCAGTTGCTACCTGGGCATTTATAGCGCCCTCTTCTTGACTGATAGATATTTGCTCTACACTGAAATCTTCTTGATCTTCCATTTTATTTATATTTTGATGTTTTGATTTTATTGACAAACAGCACTAATTCCTTACCGGACAATTTCAATGACTTTTCTACTGATTCAAGATCAGACCCTAGTATTTTCCCGTGAAGCTTTGATACGTGGTCTTCGTAGTCATTATTGGATAATGTTTGCTTAGGAGAGAATACGCTTTTGATCACCTCTTTACTCAATAATCTGACTCTCTTTACTGCTTTACTTATTAAAATGTAAGATTTTAGCTCTCCTCTTTTAGGATAGTCAATTCTGGGTATTTTTTGCGACGTCATACGATATGTCTTTTATTATGGTTTCTTTTTC